AAGGCCCCTGTAGAGGCTCCTAAGGCCTTTGATATGAAGAGTTATACCAGCAAGCTTATCCAAGCAGAAAGTGGTGGAGTTGCTACAGCAAAAGCCAAGACGAGTTCAGCTCTTGGTCTTGCACAGTTCACCAAAGGCACTTGGATGGAGCAAGTAACTAAACAAGGTTTGAACTATACGCTTAACGACCGTACCAATCCAGAAAAGGTCAAGGTTGTTCTTGAAGCGTTCACTAAGGAAAACCTGAACAAAGCAAGGAAAGAGCTAGGACGTGAGCCTACGCAGACAGAAGCATACATGTACCATTTCGTACCTGCTAATGCTGCTGAACTGATTAAAGCCAACCCTAACTCTCCTGCTACCAGATACGTGTCAGAAGCTGTTATTAAAGCCAACAAGTCTATTTTCCTGAATAAGGAAGGTCGTAAATATACGACACCAAAGACTGTTGGACAGGTTATGTCTATTTTTCGTAAGAAGATGAAGGAGGAGTGATGGCGAAGAAGGGGGAATTTAAGAAGAATGCTACTGCGGATTCTATCCGACAGCGTAAGTATAATTCTTCAGAGGAGCAAAAGAAGCGACGTGCTGAACGTAATCATGCACGTGCGATTATGGAGCGTAAAGGGGCTGTACGTAAAGGAGATGGGAAGGATGTAGATCATCGTAACCATAACACTGCTGACAAGAGTGCTCGTAACCTGAGCGTTATGCCTAAATCTAAGAACCGTGCCATGAACCAGCACGATAAACGTAAAAAGAAATAAAAACCAAATGGCAAGTACAAAAACTGCACGTAAACGGCAAGTGGTAGAACAAGTTGAACCAGCACAAAGATTCCAGGGTGTTACGCCTAAGAATCTAGCACAGCAACTGTATCTAGAGGCTATCGGAAGAAGTGATGTAGTGTTTGGTATTGGTAGTGCTGGCACAGGGAAAACCTATGTAGCAGCTTCTTACGCAGCGGAGAAGCTTTTCTACCGAGAGATTAACAAGATTATTGTCACACGTCCAAACGTTGAAGCGAGTCGCTCCATGGGCTTTCTCCCTGGAGAGCTGGAGGAGAAATATGCACCATATCTGGAACCGTTCGAGGGAGTGTTTATCCGAGCTTTCGGTAAGTCTCTGTATGAGCTGTTCCGAAAACGTGGTCAGATTGAACCGAAGCCTCTCGGTTTTATGCGAGGAGCAACGTTTGACAACGCTATTGTTCTTGTTGATGAATGTCAGAATATGACGGATAAGGAGTTTAAGCTGCTCCTTACACGTATTGGAGAGAACACGAAAGTGATTTTCTCTGGAGATAGTCGTCAAGTAGATATTCCAGATTCTGGTCTGATGAATACTATTGAACGTTTGAAGTTTATTCCTGAGATTGAAACTGTAGAGTTCTTCCCGCAGGATATTGTACGAAGCAATTTGTGTAAACAGATTATTCTGGAATACGAACGCTGAAATAAGAAAGCCCCTAGGCTCCTTGGAATAAATCCTTGGAATCTAGGGGCTTTTTTGTTTATTGCTTTACATCAGGAACAACGAAAGGAACAGCACGTACACTTGGATACAGCTCTCGGAACTCAGATACCGAAATATCTTCTCCAATAACAATCTCTGTGTACTCCTTACCTTCTCGTTTGTATTTCTCTTTCAGAGAGACACACCCTGGGCAATGTGGTTGAGAGTAAATAATGTCAGCCATATATCTCCTTATCGAATTGGGCAGTGCCCTGTCAAACAATCATCTTCCACTTCAGCGTCAATGTCGTTAGATTTATCCAACTCAATTGGCTGAATACGTGCTACATACTCGTCGTATTTAGCTTTGGTTACTACTTCTTGAGGGAGGTAGAGGTATCCGAGGTCTTTGGCGGACTTAGTGGGATCAGCCCGAAACAAGAAAGAAACTCCGACATAACTATCCCAATTAGAATGTAGCCACTCCACAATCCCATCTGCTTCCTCCGGTGAATAACTAATCGTAGCAGAGACATTCTGTTGGCACCAGTTTTCCATGAGCATCTTATAACGCTCCAACTGGGCTACAGCACTCTCCAGATTTACTTCCAACACTTCGCCGTCTTTATCAAACTTATCGAACGGCACGTCATCCCACTTGACAGGGAACGTAATCAATACCGCTGAAGGATCGGTAGGATTGTCAATCACCTTGTAGCCAGCTGCACGACACAGAGGAACCAATGGATCAAACTTACCGAAGTTCACGTTATTGAAGATGTACTTGCCTAGGGGTTTGTGAACACCTTCTGTAGTGTCCATGACCTTACTAAGTGTCCCGCTGGGCTTGATTGTTGTGACGTTCTTAGGTCGTGGAGTCCCAAGCTCATCAGCCATTGAATAAGCCCCTGCAGTAGCAGTCCGTTGAAGTTCTTGGTAGTCGTATGCTCCCAAGTCTGGTCGTCGAACGATACCTGTAAGACCAACTCCACAAAGTCGGAGGAATTCATTGTTAAGGTGCCAGGCTTCCTGGAGAATTCCATCAAGGAGATTAACACAGGTTTGTCGGTAGTTGGCACGTGCGGCAAGATGTACTGCTCGACGAAGCCCTGCAGAGTCGCCTTTGAATTTGGCAAGATCAACCTCAGTTAAGTTACAGAATGATTTGTTACCCAGCAGAATCTCTGCGCAAGGATTAACACCTTTGAACCATGGAGCACGCTTACGAGCTGCTACACCGTTAATAAACCCTGGCTCGCTGCCACCAGCTTCAACCATCAGATCAACAATACTTTGCAGCTCGCTCTTAGTAGGCTTGTGATTGAACAGCAAGCTGTTATTTGATTGAGCACGCTGGATGTTGTTTTCCCACCAGTTGTTCTTGGCTACCGCAAATTCTTGCCATTCATCTTCTCCATACTCAAAGAGAGCAATCTCAGCTGAGCGGCGTGAAGATAGGACAGTACCCAGCCAATTAACAACGTCAAGAATGTCGATACGAGTAAGCAAGCTACCGCTACGACGATTAAGAATTTTAAAGATCGCTTCGTAAGCTTTTGCAATAGATTCGTCACCGCTACTAATCCAGCCATATCCTTTCAACCTTTCACCAGCAGGGCGAATCTGCGAGAAATCGAGTACAAGTTTACGGGCGGGAAACTTATGAGCGACCAGCTTACCGATTGACTTGCTCCAGGCTTCTGCAGAGTCACCAACTCGGATTGTCCACACTCCGTCTTCAAAGGTTTCAGTGTTACATTGATCTCCGTTTTTGTCGGTTCGTGTGCTTCGGATGATTTCCAGTTCTTGGATGGGCTTTTGGAAGCCAGTGAGCTGTCCAACGATTGGTCGAAAGCCAACACCGCATCCTTGCATGAGCAGCCAGAGGACATCAACAACGTCATAGACTGTTTCCACATTTGTGAACGAGCAGTTGAATTGGGATGCTTCTCGGCGTTTTGCCACATCCGTTCCGCCCAGCCACAGTGTCCGTCCTGACATAAGCACTTTTCGCTCAAGCATGAGCTGTCGGAGTTCGGAGAGTTCATTGTCAATATTGGAGTTACGGGTATCAGGATGGGCTTTAGCTGCTCGATTCCACAACCATTCTTGGTGACCGATAACACGATCAACTGTCTGTTCAAAGGTTTCAAACACTTTACCAGTCTCATCAAGAGGACGGTTATATGTACGACGCAGGAGTAGTTGAGAGCGGAGAGATTGTTCTGTCATTTATTCTTTCTTATTAGTATGATTTACCACCGATACCCAGTCGGTTTTCCTTTTTGTGATCGTGACGCTCTGCGTTGTATGCCATCTTCTCCTCGAATGCTTTACCCAGTGGCATGTTGTATGCTCCAGCAAGGTCAAAGATACGAATCAAAGCATCAGCCAGCTCTACTACACGGCCATCCATATGAGGTAGCTTATCGTCCATCAGCCCTTTACGATCAGCTTCCATAGCCTCTGACAGTTCAGAGACTGTAAGCATCAACTTATTGCTGAATGCAAACGGGTTCTCCGTAATAGACTTGCCAGTGTTAATATCGTGCCACCAACCGGCTTCACGAGATTGTTTATGGCATTCGTACATCAAGTCATCAATTTTCTGTTTCATTTATATTTATCCCGGATAATTTGTGGGTAGTCATTCTCTTTCATATAGAACAAACTACCAGCCTCTTTAATCAAACCCTCTGCTGCCAGCTTACGACCAAGCGCATCCCATTCTAAGTCGTGCATCAGTACAATGCCATGTTCAGGATGGAGGTAATACAAGTAAGCGGCTTCTAAGTATTTTAGAACTTCTGGATCAAGCATATTTTTTCTTCAAATAGTCTAACGAGACTGGCATCAAATCAAACTGACCGTCACGTACTTCGTGAAGCATCAGAAATCCACGCCAGTGTTTATTACCTTGATGACCAAGGTAGTCTTCATCATGCTCATAGCAGCTACCGGCAATGATGCTAGTCAATCGTTGACCATCTGCTCGGTGTGCTGTGGCAATCTGCAATCCTTGCTGATGACCTGCAATACAGCTCATATGTTTCTTGTTTAGCTGAGCACTTGCTGTAGAAGCAGGACGACCAGCCACACCAGTAACGAAGTAATGACTAAAAGCAATACCTCCGATAATAGCCACATCAAGAAAGTCATGAACAATCCAAGGAGTGAGGAAACAATCTTCAACGCCGATAGTGCCCTCAAGCTTAGGATCGTCGTTTACAGCCCTGTTAATACGGTTCTCGTGGTTACCCATTAGGAAGTGCATTTCAGGCCGATAACGGGGCTTATGGTTCGCTACAGCACGCTTGTTATGACGAATCATAGGACCAAGCAGCTGAATCATTCCGTTATTCCCAGCTTCAATGTCATTCTTATATCGTCGCCCCTCAAATGATTTCTTACCTACGTCATAAGAGGACAAGCTTGGCATGTCCCAGTGATCACCTAGATGTACAATAACATCAGGCTGTTTCTCTACCAGATACTCACCAATGTTATTCAGGTAAGCAAGATCAACACCAGGCTTTACCTGTGTATCAGGAATTACTGCAATACGCATTATTCAATCACTTTCAAAATGTTAGGGAATTGAGGGAGCAAAGCATTCTTAATTTGCTCTGCTACTTCACGATGCTCTTTCTGGGTGGAAGGGTCAAGTCGCACTTGCAAGTAGTGCAACCAGCTTCGTAGGTTACCATTCATATACATACGGCTCATTGTGTTACCCTCAGGAAGCACTGCACGAGCTTGCTCTTTAGCAATGCCGTTGGTCAATGCCCATTGGTACGCGTTAATAGCTGCTTGAGTGACAAAGCCTTGTTGCTCACGCCACATTGCTTCAAGTTCACGATCTTGTACAGGAAGACTGTTCTGTCGATTTTTAGCATCTTGGAGTCGAGCTTCCCGTGTCTCAAACATATTCACTTCAGCGTATCGTTGACTAAACTCTTGGAAAGAGAAGCTACGATGACGAAGGATTTGTCGAGCAATGTCACGAGTGGTTTCAATCTCCACACATGCATTAACCATTTCAAAAGGGCTCCAGTGCTTGTTACGAGCCAAATACTGAAGCAGCTTAGGGGCTGATTCCTTATTGTCTTGATTAGCTGGATTACTTACACGGGCCATATAAGCCACCAAGTCTTCACCATTAGGTGTTGCCCATACCAGTTTAACTTTACTCATTATTTCCTTTATTAAACCAACTATCGTTCAGATCGGGACGATTCTTCAAATTATTAGAAAGGAACATCCAATTGCAACCCACGTGATCAATATGAGGGAGGCCACTTTCTGGATCGACATATTCACCGCGCATAATAGCAAACAGATGACGTAGCAAAGAAGCGATAAGCCGAGAATTGCTAATTCCGTTTCGCCAATTGTCAGCAGCATACTTCTTAGCTCCGAATGTCAATACACTAGCCAATCCCTCAATTGCTTGAGGGTCAATCAAGTTAAGCATAGGCTTATCCTGATCGTATTTAGTACCTTGTGTCATAAGCTTATCCATTAGATCTGTGAATAGTTTTTCACGCTGCAAGAATGAATCCACGGCTTTCCATATCCCGAGTAAATGTTTCTTTAGCTGCGTTACGCTCTGCTGCTGGAATGAGCGAGAAGTAATTCAGAATGAGAGAAGCACCTTTAGGATTGATGCGTTTAGTCTTGCGGTCCATGTGATCCTCTGCCATGTTGGTCATCACAACAGCACGATTACGAGTACGCAGAACCATATCTTCGATATCGTTAAACAGAGAAAAGCCTTTGAAATCATTTTGATTTTGCATTAGTTATTTTTCTTTCTTTTTCTTGTTGAGTTTTTGTTTTATGGCAATCTTTACAGAGAACCTGTAAGTTATCTCGCTCACAAAACATATTGTCGATTACATCATCCCACGTAGTGAACCCAGCTACAGGATCAATAATGGGGTTGATGTGATCTACTTGCACTTCCTTTGCAGGAAAGTCGGAAAGACAAGCATTACACTTATAGTGTTTAGCAAGTCGTCCTGATTTCTGGTTGATCTTCTGACCAACACAGGCTTCAGATAGACAGGAATACTTAGGAGGCCATCGTTGAGAGGCTGAACGTAATGCACTCTTTACGAATGAATTAAATCTAGCCTGCGTCCACTGTCCTCCGTTAAAACTCCTGGTCGTCATCGTCATCCTCCTCAACAATCTCTAATGGAGGACGTATTTCAGTATCAACAAACTCTAAGTCAATACCTAGCATACTGAAGACGGTTGCATAAATCTCTGACTCGTCATAGGTTGTTGATGAGTAACAATGAGCTTGAGGGATAAGCTCTAGAATTACAGCCCCATTGAACCTTGCAACTGCTCCTAATGCACCTGACATACCACATACTTCACAATCGTGGTAGTCATACAACCATTCAATTTCTAGCTTATTACGGGGAAGTTCCACAACTGTGGTGTCCCGTCCTGATTCAATTTCCTTGTCATCCATAACAATCTCCCTTGTTCTAATAGTTCTTCTTCTGCACGATCCTCGTAGACCCCTCTATAAGCCTCTAGGACACGCTTAAAACATTCGTCTAATGTCTCGGCCCCATCTAAGATTTCAAAGGCTTTAACAGGCCCACATCCATCTAGACCAGGGATACTGTCAACCCTGTCTCCTGTTAGGCACTGGGCATAGAAGAACTTTTCTCCATATCCTTTGATTGTTTTACGATCAGCTGAGAGTTTAATAAGTCCAATTGGGTCCACATACATCGGGCCGAACTGAGGTTGGTTACCAAGTTCCCATCCGTAATGCCATCCGGGGACTTGTCGTAGATCTTTGTCGCGGGTACAGATGATGGTTTCGGTAGGTCTGGAGGTTTGCTCGATTGCCATAAGGTCATCTGCTTCCAGTCCTTCTGATTCAATGACATTGTATTTTGCTTTCAGATAAGCCTTGATATTTTTGTAATGCCAAGGCTTGTTACCTACACGTTCTTTATATGGAGTACGCTTAGCAATCTCGTAGCGGAAGTTACCCTTACCAGTCATGTAGAGAATAGGTTCTAGCAACCCATTTTCATCATATGGATAACTGGTGATGGCAACAATGTTAGCAATACGATTGTCTAACAATTCCGCTACATAGTCGAACGGAGGAAAGCCAGCTTGTTGCCAGCCTGTCTCCGCCGCGAAGCCAACTTCATACACTAGAACGTCAGCGTCGATTAGTGCTTGCATTAGAAGGGGTTATCTTCGTTATCGTCGTCAGCTTCTGGAACTGGCGCAGGTTTAGCTGCTGGCTTAGCTTTGGCTGGTGCAGCTTTAGGACGCTCACCACCACCCAATGCTGCTTCCAAGGCACTACCTTTGAAATTCAGATTACCTTTGATCTTGTCACGCAACCATTCAGGCAACGAGTTGAAGACTTCCATATCAGGTGCGTCAAGGTCAAACAGCTTTGAAGGATTAACCAGGTCGGGACATTTATCAGCGTCACGAGGACGCATAGCAGAGATAGTTGCAATGTTGTCATAGACTTTATCACCAACAGCGTTATTAACAATTGTTACGTTGATAGGCTGACCAATAGCCTTAGTGAAGTCACCGTCAAACTCACCTGTTGGATCAATAGCGTTGTAACGCTGTGTGCTCTTAGCCTTATCTGCAAACAAGCCGTAGAAAGGCAATGTCTCAGAAATCCAACGTGGCTTATCTGTCAACTCCTCACCGTTCTCATCCAACATGAATGTGTCAACCAGTTCATAGGTCAACATAATTTCCTGTGCTGGAGGTTTATCTTTGCCTTGGTATGGACGTTGTGCTTGCAAGCCCAAGTCAATGATTTGAACCAGTCGAGCAGGATATGTACCTGGTTCGATATTTGCTTGTGGAACTTTGTTACCTGGATTGCCACCGATTTTCTTAGCGTTAAGACCCATTATGATTACTCCTGTGTGTAGATTGCAGATTCGATACGATCGGATGGATAGATGTACATCTTACCTTCCTTGGTTTGGACACCGACAAAACCAGAGCCTAGTTGATAGGCTACGATATCGTCAAAGTGTGTAGGGGTTGGGTCACCTCGGAAGGTGAGTGTGATTGATTGTTTAACTTCGTCCATTTATTCTTTCTTAGTGAATTGCATACCAGTTTTTACCAATAGCTCCTTCACCTGCATGTGGGCATTTAATTCCGTAATACTCACCAGCAAGACGGATAGCATCTTCTGAGATACGTTTCACATCTTCGGCAATCTCTTTACGGCACTCGATTGTGTACTCATCGTGGTACCAACACACAACGCCATAGTCCTTACCCCAGAGATACTTCTTAGAAAGTTCAGCACACAGAATTACGTATGCTCGTGCCATGTGGATGGCTTCATCTGATTGCAACAGGTACACTAGCAATTGGTGTTCAGAGGGAACTTTGATCGGTCGTCCATCTAGACCTGTGATGGTTCCGTCAAAATATTCCATTCGTTTGAATTGTTGATTATATCTTTGTCGTGCTGTACTTCTCCATTCCTTAGTCAGTCTCTCCATGAGTTCACCAAGTCCGTCAAGACCTCGGTATAGTTTATCCCGGAGTTCCGCTCCAGAGCCTTGAGGCTTCTTAGCAGTTTTAGCAAGCTTTGTGTCTCCTCCTCCGAAGAGCAAACAATACATAACGTTCTTTGCAATGTCACGGGACTCAAGGTCACCAGCGACTTTGGTGAGGGTGTGAGGATCAGTGCCATCTTCTTTATTACCGTTTGTCATAGCATAGATGTACTTTTCATTGTTCATCCGTGCTGCAAGCTGTCTCAGTTGGTTGCCAGCTGAATCGGTACCAACGAGGACCATTCCCTCACTGGAGGTGAAGATGGAACGCATTTGCTTTCCGTAGAAGCTGGAGGCTTTTGGGATGTTGACGATGTTTCGATGGGTGGCTCGTCCTGTGACTGCAAGAGTGTTAACAACGCTCGCAATTCTTCCATCTTCTCGAACAAGCTTGAGTAAACCCTCAATAATTCCACGGCGTTGTCGGCATTGGACTCGTTTAGCGACAAGCTTACCAATCTTTGATTCAATTCCTTCAAAAGGATCGTCTTTACTGAGTTTAGGACTTGTTCTGTTCCCGTCATCGTCTGTGTTCCATTCTAGTGGTTCCCATCCCATAGAGAGAAGGAAGTCTTTGGTCTCTGCGCCAGAGTTTAGGTCAGTAGTTCGGAAGCTAATCCGGCTAAAGCAACCAGCAACGGGCTTACTGCTAGGGTCAAGATTATTACCAATGCACCAGTTAAGACTGCTTTGGGAATACTCACCTGATTTGAGGAATGGTTTTCTGATGTAATTGTATTCTCCTTTAACTTTAGTTTCTTCTACCTCTAGGATTTTAGGTAGATGTGGGGTGATGACACGATCAATACGCTCAATCCACTTAGTGAGTTGACGTATGCATTTGTGCATATGCTCTTGATCTACTAGCCATCCGTATTCTTCCTGCTGTTGCAGATACTCAAAGAGTTCAAAGGACAGCAAGAAAGCATTACGCCACTTACCACCTTTTGCTTCCTCCATCAGTGCGTTGTACACCAATTCGAGAATCTCTACGTCTTCTGAGCAGCGATGTAACATCTCTTCCGAGAAGTTCTCCCAGTCATCATGATCAGGCTTGCCACGTCCTACACGATAACCCCATGCTGCAATAGAATGTGGGCCCATTTTCTTGTCAGGAGCGTTGAATGGTACAAGACGTTTAGGGTTGAGTAGTCGAGACATGATGAGTGTATCAACTTTCTTACCTTTATATTCCCATCCATACAGCCTCTTCAACAACGGCCAGTCATATCCGATACCATTGTGTGCAATAAGAACATCAAAGGAACTAAGGTGCTTCAATAAGTCTTGTATCTCAGTAGGTCGGAACTTACGCACCTGTCCTTTAAGCTCTTTAACTACACCGCAATGCACATGGGTAGCTGTATCCAATAGGCCATTAGCCTCAAGGTCGAAGAATCCTATTTTCATTGATAATCTTCTCTAGTAGTTCAATCTTATCAGCAGCTTCGTCAAGAAGATCAGCAATACGATCAGGTTTACCTTCTTCTACCGATTTACGGCCAGGAATCTGTCTGCGAATAGAAGATCGAATACGCAAACGATATATTAACGTGTCATTCACTATATAGGTCCTTCAGTTCGTTACGGAATCGCTCAATGATGTGATGACATTTGGAATACGAATGCTCTGTCAACCGCGAAATATCAATAGCACGATACCCTTGCTTAAGATGCAATGATAGCACCTCGATTTGAACCTCGCTCTTGGTATCCATAAGCTCATAAATCTCATTCATGATGCGTTCTGGATAGTGAGGGCAGCTCAAGCTCTCTGCTTCTTCCTCGGTAATCTCAATGTTAGAGTAGCCTTTCTCCTCATTCTTGAGATCACGCAAGGCATTGTTCATAAGCATAGAGAACCATTGATCGAAACGATTTACATCGCAACTCTTATGGTAACGCAAAGCACGTTCATATGCTGTCTGAATAATGTCTTCCGCTGCTTCAGGAGTACCTGCACGAAAGGTCATACGCTTGATGTAGCGTTGTCTGTTGTCGATGTAATGTCGCTCGATGAATTGATACATGTTAGTTGATTTCGTTAAATAAGCCTGTTGAGCTGTCCCAATAGAGTTTGTAACGACCTGTCTCGCCAAACTCACGATCTTCTAGCAATACTAGAGTTCGTAGATTGCGTTCTTCAGGTGCGAGATTTGGATCTCGATTTCCTTCAAGTCCGAGCATGAGGTTACACGAGCGAGCCATAGCACGGGAGCCAGCAAACTGACTAGACAAGACTTCGCCACCTCGCTCATGAGGAGGCCCAGAATCAGGATTACGAAGATGGCAGAAGATAAAGATAACCACATTAAGGTCAAGGGCCATCGCACTAAGCTCTTGAGCAATTTCTTGGAGTTTAACGTTTGCAATTGCAGCATCCATTCCGTTAGTTAGGTTAGTAATAGGGTCGATGATGATGACCTTACATCCTTCACTAGCAGCAGCACGAATGTCAGCTTTGAGAGTCTCAAAGCCAACGTGTTGATACAAGTTAAGCATGTACAGATTATCCTGTAGCACCTCACCCGCTTTGTCATACGCCTCATCATCAAAGGGCTTAGTAGGGTCGTGAAAGAACTTACCTACAAGCTTACCTGCCACGAGTTTGTATGTTTTCTTGTTACTCTCTTCAGGTTTGACAAGAAAGACTTTCCATCCGTGTTCCTTGATAAAATGTGCTGCAAGGGTGTTAACAATCTCCGACTTACCTTGTTTCTGTCCCGCACCAATATAAATGGTTTCTCCGAGTCGAATTCCCCTCGTCGCCTTAGTAATGTGTTCCCAGGGCCACGATACACCGAATGTAGGCGGTTCTTTCGCCGCTTCGTGTAGATCATTGCCAGATACCAATCGAGTGTTCTTGGGTTTCTGAGCATTGAATTGACACGCATTATATGCAGCCTTAGATCGTCCATCGAGAAGGCACTGATTTGCGTCTTTGGATGGAAGACTTGCAACCAACGCATCAGGGGCAATACGTAGTACATCCTCTACAGCTTTCTTACCTGGGGCATCATTATCAAAGACAAGAATGATTTCCTTGAAGTGTTTACGGATTTCAGGGAGCATCTTAGCAAACTGCTTAGACGCACCACCGGAGCCATTACTTAGAGACACAACAGCAGGATTGTAATCTGCATATTGTGTACCCTTATTATGGTCCTTGAAGATTTGAAACAGTGCTACTGCATCACATTCACCCTCTGTGACGAATAGCTTCTTTCCTCCCGTTTGAATGGCTTGTTGCCAGCCGAAGAAGTCAGCGCCTTTAGTGGAGCCAATGGCCCACATACGTTTATTCTCAATCAGCCGAACTTTATAACCAATCAACTCATCCTCTACATAGTAGGGGTAATAATGAGTGACAGGTGTAGTACCGTCAGTCTCAGACAGTCCAATCTTAACACCGAAGTATTCAAGATATTCTTGTTTGAGCTTGCGATCAGGAAGGGATACAGTTTTATAGGTACCGACCTCCTTGATCTCAGCCTCGATTTCTTCCTTGCTTTTAACTAAGGACTGAGGCTTGTAGCCTTTAGGTTTATCGTGATAAGGGTCAGCTACATACGTTCCACATGAGAAGCAGAATCCATCGTATGTACCATCTCCTTTATCAAACACCTGAAGACCATTCGCACTGTTGCATTTGTCAGTGCGATGTGGTAATTTTTCTACGCATTTACTAATAGTTCACCTCTTATAGTATTTAGCACTCATAGGCATTCTCAGTGTCTCAACCGATTTGGATTGACAGTATTTTGGCACAAACTCCGGTGTGCACCACCAAAATTCCTCACGGGCTGTTTGATCAAAATAAGCCCAACCACACAAAAACACATACTTTCGTATGCCAAACGTACCATTATTGAATACTACAATGTGTGGCTTGAATGGGTTGTAAATATTAATCATGGAGAATCGTTACTGTTGTCATTGCCGCAATAAATGGGGAAAAGATTCCAATCATTAGTCGAAGAAGAAGATCCCACTTTGTGATATCAAAAGTGGCAGCTATAAAACTTCCGACTAGATAACCTATGAAGCTAACTAGCGAGAAAATAACTAAGAATCTCATTATTACTCCTTAATGCCGTGGGCGGCTTCGATGGCTTGAAGTAACGCCACCGCATCTGCTGTGCGATGAAGCCTTGGCGCAACACGCAAGCACAATTTGGAAAAATCCTCATCCGTCAGCGGCTTGCGCTGTGCTGGTGAAGGTGTGTCACCAAATACCAGAGGCCTTGTCGTAGTCCACTGTGGATGAGGTTTTTCTACTGAAACAACAGGGTGTTTTTGATGCCCATCATCTTCGGCAAGACGCCACCACGCCACAGGCTCCTGTTGCTGTGCTAGCTGCTCTGCCAGTGCTTCTCGTAGGGAGTGGATAGCATCACACGACGAGATACGTCCAAGACCTGCTTCCTCGTACCAAAGAAGCTCGGTTAAAGCCTTCTTTAAAGCTTCAGTTTGCTTGTTTTGCATACCCACTGCCTTCGCTTTGATAAGGCTTGAAGAACTTCATAATCTTCTGCAATCCATTCATGTTGTAGTTTGGTAGCTTGTACATCCGTTTCTTGATCGTAGTAATCGTACTGGCAAAGAAGGCTTTATCCTTCTCGTTATCAGCTTTGTCAAAGTTTTGAAATGCAATTTCCAATTGACCTTGTAACATCAACGATTCTTGCAATGTGTTTGTAACGCCTGATTTACTCATTTTGATTCCTTGTGTTTGAAGAGGGAGGGGACTTGCTTCATAGCTTTGTTCTGAAGCTTTTCGATTTGAGAGAGAAAATCTTCCATGAACGCAATAGCGTCCATCTGCCCATATGTGAGCACATCAGGGTCGCCTACTGCCTTGTCAAGTTTGATGCGTGCTTGTCGAACATTAAGGCGTTGGAAGTCTCGAATGTCAACTTCTGAAATACTGCTCATTATTTACCTCCTGTGGGAAAGAGCTATTACCGTTGTTGTTTGATTTTTTCGCCAAATTTTGTGAAAATTTCTGCATATTTTTGCAATGTTTCACCGACAAGGCCACAAGCTGTATTAACTTCAAGCACGTAGTATTTATTACGCTTGGTATTGTAAATCATATCTACTGCACCAAAGTCAAGACCGAGCTGTTTAACAGCCATGATAGCTGCCTGTTTTGCTTCATCAGGAACAATAACATCTACGTGAGCGTAGATGAAACCGTTACCGTGATTACGTACTTTCCAGTTCACTTTGTCATCGGCAACATCTTTGTTACGTGCCTTGCGTTGAACGAAAAACACCTCATCACGAAACACATGAAGACGATACTCGTCGGTCTTTGCGATGTACTTCACATACAGCTTAGCGTCATCACTCAGAGCACTGTTCTCGTCATCTTTATGGACAAGACGGATACCTTCCCCACTATGACCTGTCAGCTTATGCCGTTCCACTACGATAACACCCTTAGCAAGCCACTTAGAAGCCTCTTCCTTGGACGTTGTGTACTCGGGAATAGGGCAGTGACCATCAAGGGCTTTAAACGTCTGTAGCTTGTTTGCTGCCTTCTTGATGTTATCTGGATGATTGAGGATATGAGGAGCATCAATGTCTCGTTTGACACCAGATGCACCCCAGTTGATGACAGGAACCTTCAGCTTGAGGGCTCGTCCCTTGTGCTTGATACGTTTAATACCAAGAACTTTGGATAATGCCTTAGCAGATGCACTGTATTCGTTGTATGGATATAGCTTCACAATAACTCCTTTGGAATATCTACCTCTTCACCCAACTTACTTGCCACATAGCAGCGCATCGCAGCGATCAGGGGTGTTGGGCCCCATGACCGTGCATGGTCAATGCGGTCACAGCCATTGGAGTATTCGCTGACCCATCGGTCGGGTGTCTGCCGGATAATAGAAATACCTTCCCGCTCAATAATCGGCCCGCCTTGCGCCCAGTCGGTTGAATAGCTTGGTACGGCTACGGGTTTGTATTCCCCAATAGCCTTCGCCACCGCCCAATCAAGGGCAGCGCCTGTCAGTTCAGATGTTTTGATTTTCATTCAAAAATATCATCAACTAAAATATCATTTACTCGTAGAGGCTTAGGGGCGGGTAGATCCTCTCTCACATTACGGAAAAACACTTCACCTGGCTGAACACCATCTCGTCCATGTAAACGCACGATAGCATCTTGCATTTGTTGTTTCAAACGCTGCTCATCACGCTCAAATCGTTTACGGATAGCTTCTTCTTGGCGTTTGATTTCTTCCTGTAGTTGTCTCTTGCGGTGATCTTCATCAACAAAAGCATAAGGAAGATCAAGAGTAATAGAGAAAGCATATCGAATATCGTTCTCTTCATCCTCATATGAGAAAAACGGATACGTGTCTTTCAACACAGCTTGCATGAACTCGGAAGGAGTAGTACGAACAAAGAAATCGTGGATATCTTGAGGATCGTGACGAGCTTTTGCAAACTCACGCAGATTGTAGAGAGCCTTCAACCACGTACTGATGTAAGGTACTTGGAGATTACCTTGCATAGCACGAAATTCCAAGCTGCCGTAGTTGTTAGTAGCTGCAATATTGATTGAAGCATACTTGGCAGCGTCCTCGTTGAAGTAGCCAAGACCACGTGGACCTTCCTTGAACAAACGCATGATCAGCTCAGATAATCCTTCTGCATCTTGCATACGTAGACAGAAACGATTACCGATACGGTCATTGCCACAATACCGAACAAGCACATTCTCCAACAACAGGTATGTGTAGATTGTGTTGAGATATTGGTTGAACGTAAGGTTTTGTACGTTCATGTGGACGTGAACACTTGTGCGGAACGAGAAATCAAGCTGTGCTTTGTGCTGAATCTGAAATTTACTCAGTTCATCGACAGCTTTGATGGCATTGTCGAGAGACAGAGGACGGGCCAGTACCCATTCTGCACGGCTGTGAGGAAATACACCACGCAATGAACCATCATCGTCGGTACGCCATACATCAGCATGAGGTACAGCCAAGTCCTTGCCCTCGCACTCAATCTCGATACCGAAGTCGCCGTCTTGACGTTTACGCAGCCGCAAAAGTTCGTACAGTTTTGTCATAATGATTCTCCAGCAAGATTTCCAAGAATTGATAATCGGGTTTGAATTGAATACGCTTTACAGAGGACATACGAACAGGAATCGTACCCACTAACTGCTTCTTAAAGAAGATGTTACGTGAAGAGTCCACAGCAAATTGCTTATCAAAAGCACAAGATCCATCCGTTTCTTTAGCTATACGAATTGCATCACGAAAGGTGGGATATTCAGCAAACAATGCTTGTGCCCAGCTCTTGGTGTTCATGTTACGCACTTGATCATATGCATTGATAATCTTATGCATATCTCTGCAGATACTATTAACCTCCGTGTTGTTACGGGTAAGACCAATAGAGAATCGACGAGATGGCCGACGAAACGCATAGAAAGCATGTCCACCATGATTGATGAAACCAATACGACCAAGCGTAGGCTTGAAGTCTTTTTGGTTGAACTCAACACGATTGCGGCGTTGTGAATACAAACCTAAGACTGTAACTGTCTTGTCATTGTGTACAGTAATAATACGTGCAGGACGATCCTTGTACAAAACAATCGAATCAGCATAAAGCTGACTGATATCTGCTACTGACAACTCAGCCATAGCACACCTCGATACCCTCTGCTTGAACGATTTTCATGGCTTCTTTCTTGTCGCTGTTATTGATGATAGCTTGAATGTCGCCGTATTTAGCTGACAAGTCGTTGCCCTTCACCAGGTTGTTCATACCATCCAATGTGTTACGATAGACCCAACGCATCAATGCTTCACTCTTCAACCATGCGTTAGAGAGTGTGCGGTATTCCACACCGTAAGGCTTGAATCGGCAGCAACCTGCCTTACCATACATCTCACGACGCTCTGTGTCACTGTCGTACATAAGGCTAGGCAAGCCGAGGTAAAAGTCCATTTGCTTGACAGCTGCTTGACCCATGCTGACGTGAGCAGGGTCGTTCACATCTTGGTTGTTCGTCCAACCGATATGGACATGGCCCGATGCAGTACGCATAGGACGCTCACCGTTAGGTTTGTGGTTGACAACACCCAGCCAGGCATTGTAGTCAGGGTCACAACCAAGCTCAAGAGCTTCTCGTGGTTGGTTGGCAATGTAGTCCTTGTCGAAATGTGCAACAGGGACAGTAACGACTTCGTAGTCAGGAACCATCAGCTTCATGGTGTTGAACACATCCTGTACGTTAATACAGAACTCGTCTTCAGATGCAGCAGGGTCGATGTTAAATTCGAGAGCCATACCGTCCACTTGGACAGCACCTCGATTAACCTTCTGCGGATTCTTTTTATCACCACGGATCAAACCATAAGCTGATTTGAACACACCATTTTGTTTGACAAACACTTCAGGGTCACAGCCCACAAGAAATTTCATATAAGCCTCGAAAAAGAAAAAAAGGATTGGGACAGGATAGTTACAACATTAGTTCCGCACACCTCCTGCAAGTTGAACGTACTCAGTGACAGAATTATCACTGAGACAAGTAGCACACAAACATTGACCTTCGGTTGTCAATGCATGACGATCTGAAGGGAGTACACTGCTGCCACACCACACACAATCACCGTATTTACCAATCCAATCATTGATGTTGTACATGTGAGAGTCATGACCTTGGAACATTTGCTCCTCTTCATCTTCAACCCATGGTGGTTCATCCCATGTCACACTGGAGCCAAGCACTTTGTAGTACAAGCCTTCTTTAGCATCAACCTTCAGATCGCCAATGTCAACAATCAACTCTGCACCGAGATGCTTGTGTGGTTCTTTGACTTTACGACTGGTGTAGTAAAGACGGATGTTGGCAGATGGCATACTGTCATCAAAACAGGCAAAGTAAGGAGCACCGTTCTTGTCAGAGCAGACTTCTAATAGTTCAATACGGACTTGCTTAGTGTACGCGTAGCCATTTTTTGAACTCGTTGAAAGGGCTGTTGCGGGTGCCACCCCTTGCTTTTTTGCTTCGTCTGCTGTCAATGGGATAACTTTAGCAGTCGTTGGCTGAGTGCCTACCTGTGTATGGTTGATGTAAGTCTTTGTCCCATGGTATTGATGAGGGATGTATGCAGGCTTGTATGTAGAGGGTGCATTACGAGCCAACACCTTACCCAAGATACCGTTGCGATCAACAGGAATACTGAAGTGAACATCCTCTTTGAACATTTCAGGAGAGCTGAACTTCAATCCATTACGACCAAGAGCACCTTCCAACATCCATGCTTCTGAAGCCCAGAACATCAGCTTGCGATCTTCAGTCATAGACCAGAACAAAGGACGTTCCTTGTTACGAAGGAAGTTAATCGACTCGTTGATCTTATCCCACCACACCAATGCCCAGGCACCGGCCATGTTGTCGAGAGCATCTTTCAAACCGAGTTTGTCAATGTGATGGTACAAGTTCTCACTGTCAACAGTGAAATCCTTGGCATCATGCAGCTTCCACTTGGATGTTAGTGTCCCGTTGTGAGCACCCACAAGGGTAGTAAACTCGAACGGGTGAGCGTTCTTGTTTGTGACATTACCCACTGTTGCATAACGATTGTGTCCGATGATGCAACGATGAGAACCGGTCATCGCTTTAGTATGACGCTTGGTATCGAACAAGAGGTAAGGATCGCCAAGCTCTTTGGCTACCTTAACCTCACCAGCACGAGGAACAACAGCAATACCTGTGCTGTCAGTACCACGCAAGCTGTCCATGATAAGGAGTTGATTGAAGATTTTTTCTTCGGTGAAAGTCAATGGGCCGACTACGCCAACGTGTCCACACATAGGATGTTCTCGATTGAATTGATTAAATGATTATGACCAGACGGTCTCAGTGACCAGCTTCTGTTTCACCATAACAGCACATTCTTGACGAAGCACACGGATATTTCGATTGTTCATTCCTTGCATATTAGCCAAACGCTCAGCTTCCGTCTTGGCATCCTTCAATGTAGGATGCTCAACCTTAGGAGCTGCCGTGCCATCAACAGACACGAGATACACATATTTCTTAGACATTTTCTTCTTCCTTCACTGGTTGGTAAATGGTATTCATGGTTACAAATGAACCATCGGGATGCTTATGGATGACGATTGATGTACGAATCCATGCTTCACCCAATGCAGGGTGATTCATGGCGTACACTTGTGCATATTCGTAACTGTTTGATTCATCAAGAAACTGTTTTAAGTTATTGATTACAACAGGGTCGTCAAGAGTGCGTTTGACAAACACAGGTTCATTGATGAAATCAACTACCGGCTTAATGGGCATATTCTTTATCCTTCATAGGGAATGGATCATAGCCTCGTGGAAAGGTTGGGAAAGGCCATGTAGGGGATGGCGGCGGAGGTGTGATCGGAGGAGCTATCATGCTATTTCATGCAGCTTAGCACATGCAGCCAATGTTAGTTGTGAAGAAATACTTTTCCAACAACCCATTAAAATAGGCGTGCATGTTGGTGTATTTCGTTCCTGTAAATTCAGGATGTGGTTGGAAGCACAGGCAACGTGTTTCAGGGTAGTACACCACCTCGATATCTTCAGTGGACACTTCACGCTTGAAAATTCCTTCCTCCCACCACAGGCGTTCACCACCAAGCCCTGCTGTAGCCACTATAACGGCCTTGGAGGAGGGTTTCATCATCTGGTGATGGGTAGATGACACCCAGATCATTTCGCCTGTCTCAGCGTCTGTAATCAGATGGTCAGCGCAATGGCTACGTACATCCTGATACATCTCACCACCTGACATGACGTTCAGGAACTGAGCACCACGGCAGATACCAACCATCGGAATGTCACGTTCTTTGCACAGACGGAAAATATCTGCTTCGTATTGGTCACGATAGATATTACTTCCTGTAGTGCTATGGCGTTGATGCCCATAGAACGAAGGAGACACATCTTCACCGCCTGTGAAGCACACAAGGTCAGCGTCCCCGAGATCATCGGTTACATGGAATTGTAGTTGTTGGAACAGATTAGAATATCCGTTGCTTCCGTTGACAATATATACCTTTTTCATTCCAATTCTCCTGTTACATCATTAACCTGACCAAGGTAAACAGCCTTCAACTCTTCACCTTTTTGCTCTGCTCTGGCGTTGCGAATTTCTACCCAAATTAGTGCGTTGAAATGTGATTCAAACTCTTTTTCTTCCTTAACCTTATACAAGTTAGGCACGCCACTTTCTACGGGGTGGACTTGAACAATATGTTTGTAAGTTTTCATTCTTCAACTCCGAAATGTTGTTTGATCGCTTGTGCATCTTCGTGCTTGTCGTATCCATGTCGTTCACAAGACCGTTTCATCTGAACCCCAGCACATTCCCGAACAATCAACTCAGCGAACTTTTGATGGCGTTCATCAAGCGCCTCGAAACCACTCCAACCAGCTTGGAGAGCAAGTTCTTTAATCCGTTCGTTCACTTCACTTCCTTTGCAATTGTGTTAGCAACCATGATGAGATTATCTCGCTTGGTGTAGTCGATGTACTTAGTTGCTGGTCCCCATCCATTTTTTACGGTGGTAACGATGTGTCCCAAGCGTTGCAGGATATCGTTATACATGGAGACTTCATTACCTTTTGTTTCACCAATCAGTGGAAAAATACGATACGACCTTCCTTTTGCATCTTTGTACTTCATGCCATCGTTATTAAACTTGTCAGTATTAAAGAACTTGGCCATGTTTTGAAGAGTGACGTTGGTATTACCCATAACGTGATGACCACCGCCGAAAGCAGTAAACTTCTCTGGATATGTTGTGAACTGTGACACAATATAAGCTACGTGAGGGCTATATTGGAGGTCAATCAGCGACTTAAAAAGAGGAAGCCTTGCCTTGAACTCAGAGCCTGAACGAAGGGCAATAGCTGCCGCTACACAGTAGCTGAAGTTTTTAGTAATGTCCAAGTAAACACCGCTGGCATAGATTTCTCCCATTGGCGCTTGAATGAACGCATCACGCCAAGGACTCTCGGTGATGATGTATTTGACATGAAGTTTATATGCTTCATGCCATTCTTTTGGCAATACCTTGAAATACCCTGAGACATTCAAGGCAACAGCCTTGAGATTTTGCTTTTGTTCGTCAAGGGCGCTGTATCTGTCACCGTAAGATAGACGCGCATGACACACATCTCGAATCTGGAAACGCTGGTGTCCTTCGTCAAATTCCAACGCATAGCTGCAAACGCCAACACCCTCATTGTTCACTTTTTCAGTCAACTTCTCCAACAAATCTGGAGGCGCATTGGTGAACGATGTGACACGATAACGTGCCTCATGTCCCTCCACATAGAGGAACGTATTGACTACACGATTGACGCGGTAAGGTACATCACGTTCCAGAATACCTTTACCTGTATAAAACACTTTGTCGCCTGCGGCAAACATATTTATTTCCTTGTTTTTGGTGAGAAACGCTCATTTTTGGGGTATACGCTTATACGTAAGTATAGAATCGGCGGAATGAGCGAACGAAGTGAGTGAATGTAGGATTCGATAAATACTAATACACTCCTCCTTTGTGTGAACTATTCAATCCTTTGAGTAAATTCATGTCAGTAACTACGATGTAATTACTCTTTGGCATTGGTACGATAGTGTGTAAGCGTTTCTTTGCTTCTGCTTCTCCACATTGGAGGCATAGCTTATACCCTAGTGCAAATCGCCTGTCGGGTATATCATTTCCACAAACACACATATATGTCATACCAACCTCAGCTTGCACATGGCGTTCCCCTTGCCAGAGCTATCATGCTTTTTCCTAGCTGATGCAAGCAACGCATCAGACAGAGGAAAAGCGGATTGATTGAACCACGCAGTGCGAATGAATGAATCAAAAGCGCAGATTACGCCATGAGAGGGGGAGCGCATGAGACACCTCAAAAATTTTGGACGACAAAAAGCCGCTAAGGGCATGACCCCCTAGCGGCTAGTTGATTTTGGAATTGTTACAGATTACAGCAAGGCTTCGCCCACTGGCTGGATTGGCTCGGCTTCGGTGTCAAATTCATAGCCCAGTTCATCCATTACTTGAATAATACAAGCCGGGTCAATCCCTGCCTTAAATACGGCTTTCAGCAAGTCAGCATGAGACAGCCCAACGCCTGCCGCGTCTTTGATGGCTTTCGTCATATATTTTTGGACACTGCCCACGTCGAATGGCTTATGCGCCACTTCAATATGACGTTCAGCCCATGACCAGATATTGTTATTCGGGTCGGCAAGGAATTTTACACAATCAATATGCGCTTTTTCGTAACGTTTCTTCGACTTATGATCAAACGCGCCCATAACTTCGTCAAAGTGGAAACCACTAAAATGTTTAAAGAAAACAATGGCCGTTTTCTTGTTAATAGGCGACAGCACGCCCAGCAATTTGTTAGCATAAACCACGTTACCCGTAGCGTGCCAAGCCTCTAACACGGTGCGAGACAAGTCCCGCAATTCACGTTTAGTTACCGATTCACTGACAGCCAGTTTTTCAATGGCAACTGCAAATGATTTTTCAAAAGTCGATTTATCGAACATGGCGTTTTCCTTCAAAAGAAAATTAAATGGGAATATTCCCTTGGCGTGCAACACTTCGCACACTCTAACCTACTGTCACTAGGTTAGCGTTTACGTCAGTGCATTAGGGGATAGTGTAACACACTTCCCGCATGATGTAAACCCCCATTAACAACTAACCGCTGTCAGCAACTGGCCTGCTATCATGTTTTCTACTGTATCGGTGCGCGGCATACCGGCATTTCCCCGATAGGGAGTATAACACACAATAGGGGCTTAGTCCCTCATTAGTTAGTCGTCTGGGTGTAAATTTTTAATGAACGATTGCAACAAACTGTAATTAGGGCATGAGGCTTGGCCTCATACATTCTGACAGGCTAGGCTTAACACTTTATTGTTAATGCACCACAAGCAAGACAAGACACCTAACAAGGCAGGCAAGGCACAAGATTAGAACGTTAGTATGCTAACGTGTTTATCTCTGCGGTTGTCGCATTGATACGGGTGGCAAGACTTGAGAGGGTTCCCCTCTGTCTCATTTGTTGCAAATTGTTAAGGAGCGCCACCGCTTGGGCGGCTGTCAGTGCATACGATTATGCACTAACTGTCTCGCATTGTATCACAATTCTAGCGTGTGTCCTAGCCCTTGCGATTGACACCTGATAGAACCGCCATAAACCAATAGAGGGCTGTCCGTGTGTCTTGCGTGACTGGATTGTAGCACACAATGAAGTGGCCCACAACCCCCGAATGTTTTGCCGTGTGGCATCGCATCCTTGGCCTCAATTATACACACTTTCTGGCCAGTGTGAAGCCCCTATTGAATAAATTTTCAATGTAACTATAACGTACTACTTCGCATTGAATGTAACCTATATTATACATATACAATAGAATGTAATACGAAAATATACTAAACGTCACTTCGTGACATACGTTAGTATTATAAATGCCGAAGGCGTACTGTATGGAAACCCAGTAACCATGCGGGTTGTGTAAGTATTTAGTCTCAAGTATGCTCAAGGATTAATGCTCAAGTATTACATTGCAGGGAATGAATAATGCTTTGGTATGTCATGAATAAAGGGAATGTAGTACATTTCACCTACATTCTACCCTCAAGCAAGTTTCATACCTGACTGCCATGCTAGGATATTCCGCATGATGAAATGTCAGAGTAAATTACTCAAGTATGCCTCAAGGGGTACATCCGGGGGTAGGGGTAGGGTTCATATTGGTGCATTACACCTTCTAAATTTCTACAGGAAATTACCACAATGGGCTTATCTACACCTTCTAAATTTCTACTAGAAATTATGACAATTGGCACAAGTTTATTCTTAAGTGTATTTCTCAAGAAGTGCCCTCAAGAATATGCTGAGCATTCCTTTCCATTGGCTAAGGATAAAGTATAGACGTATGCTTCGCATACATATGTATGTCCGAAGGACGTATAGAAGTTAATAATAGTGTGTCGTTAATGCGACATAGTAAATCATAAAGGAATAGAATGAGTAAGATTGTTTTGAACGATGTTACGAATCTGAATTCATTGTCAGTCATTAACGATAACTTCGATAAGATTGAACAAGAGTTTCAGAACAAAGTATTTTATCGAGATAACCCAGATGGGGAGCCGAATACACTTAATGGTGATTTGGATGCCAACGGTGGTAACATCTATAACGTTGCAACACTGAGTGTGTCAGATACGTTTACGGTTAATGGTCAGAGCATTGAACAGGCTGTGTCTGCTGCTGCTGCAGAGATTGAACAGTCGGCTCAAAGCGCAGAGAACAGTGCTATTGCTGCGGCTAACAGTGCTGTTGCAGCTGCTGCCAGTGCCACCACTGCTAACAACGCTATTGCCTCCACAGCGGCTAATGCAGCAATTGCCACTACCAAAGCAAGCGAAGCTTCTACTAGCGCATCTAATGCAGCTGCTTCTGTAGCCTCTGCTGTGTCAATTTACGGAAGCATTACTGCAGTACAAACTGCTGCATCAAATGCTCAAGCTTCTGCTACTGCTGCAGCTACGAGTGCTACTAACTCGCAGAACTCCGCTACTGCTTCGCAAGGATATGCGAATAACTCTCAAGCATCTGCCACTGCAGCAAGTGCTAGTGCAACCAGTGCAGCTGGAAGTGCTACAGCTGCTCAAGGGTATCTGGCTCCTGTCACATCTACATCTACTAGCTCTGTACTGATTGCGACAGGTACTCGTAACTTCACTGTTGAGACAGGCAAGCCGTGGGTTGCAGGGATGCCTATCAAGATTGCAGTTACTGCTTCGCCCAATTCTAACTACATGATTGGATCAGTAACAAGTTACAACAGTGGAACCGGTGCGTTGTCTGTGTTTATTGACTCTGTTGTAGGGAGTGGTACATACGATGCTTGGACTCTTTCGTTACAAAGTGGAAGTAGTGCTTCTCTTACAACTAAGTTGTTAAGAGCACGATACCTAGCTAGTGGTACCACTTATACTCCTCCTGCGGATGTAAAAGAGTTTTACGTTCAAGTATACGGTGCAAGTGGTGGAGTTAGTGGCGGATCTCTTGGCGGAGTTGGCGGACCTGGTTACGCAGAAAAATACTACCCAATACCTTCTGGTTCCTATAGCTATACTGTTGGCGCAGCAGGTACTCCTAGTGGAACAGCAGGTGGGACAACCACTTTTAATGGTATAAGTGTTACCGGATCTGGTGGAGTTACAACTACAACAGGAAGTGCTGGCGGTGTTGGCTCTGGCGGAGATTTTAATGCAACTGGTGGGACTGGTGGAAATCGCGTAACATCCGGATACGGTGGTTGTGGAGGTGCTGGATCTCGTGCAGGCAACGGTGGAAACGGCGGAATTGATGGAGGTGCTAGTGGTCAAGGAGGTACCGGAGGGAATAACGCAAGCGGCTTTATTCCTGGATCTGGAGCAACAGCTCCAAGTGGCAGTGCTATTGTCATGCCATGGGGTACAGAAACTTTCATGGGAGGATCACCCCTTGGAGCATCTGCTAAAGGCGCATGTGGAGCACCTCTTTTAGAAAACTCTTATGCAAGTTTAATTGGCTATCCAGCCCTTGTCACGTATCAATTGCCGATGGTTGCACCTGTTTATAATTCTGCAACAGTGTTTCGCCCTTATCCTTTTGCACAATATGGCAATAATTCTACAAGTGGTATGCCTGGCTTAATCGTCATCATCGAGGTACTAAAATGATCGCAGCAAAACTTGACGGCAACATTGTAATTAACACTATTGTTGTCGATGAAATCCCTGAAGGGTATGTGGCTTGTCCGGAGTGGGTAGGGATTGGTATGGATATTGATACACCAGAGCCTATTATTATTGAACCTGTTCTCTCCCCTGTTGAGAAACTTAAAGAGTTTTTGTCACAAAACCCTGATGTGGCTAACATTTTGGTGTAATAAATGGAAACAACTAACGAAATTAGTCACAAGGAGATTTATGATCGTCTTTTAGTAGTTGAATCAGAAGTACGTACATTAACGACTAATACGTCAGATATGGTTACTGCTTTTAATGCTGCTAAAGGCGCCTTTACTGCCCTGGAATGGATAGGTAAAGTAATTAAACCTCTTATTGTTATTGGCACATTCCTCGCCGGAATTGCTGCTTACTGGAGTCACAGATGATTTTAGAAACCCTTATTGGTGCTTTGGTTCCTATTGGAGCTGAAGCCATCAAGCAAGGGGTTTCCAAATTGATGGGTGGTGTTAAGCCAGCTACAATTGACGAACAAATTAAACTTGATCAAAGTGAAATTGCACGTCTGGAAGCCCTTGCAAAGCTTGACACCCCTGTTGGACAACCTAGCCAATGGGTGATTGACCTTCGAGCGTCTGCTCGTTACATCGGTGCTCTTGCTGTTATTGCTACAGGAATTGGTACGCTGTATATTACAGGTCTTGATGCGTCAGTTAAAATGGTTGCACTGGAAGCTGCTAATATTGCTTTTGGCTTCTTGTTCGGATCGCGGATTATTAGTTCGTGGAGCCGTAAATGACGTATATTCTTTCTCAAAAATCTTTGGATAAGATGAAAGGTGTCGATGATGACTTGGTGCGCGTAATCAAACGCGCCATTGAGTTGACACCTGTTGATTTCAAAGTATTAGAAGGTATTCGTACTTTGGAGCGTCAAAAAGAGATTATGGCTGCAGGTTTTACTCAGACAATGAAGAGTAAACATTTGATAGGCCGTGCAGTTGATTTAGGGGCCCTTAAAGACGGTGTAATCACCTGGGACAAGCAACCCTACGTTGACATCTCAAAAGCTGTTAAACAGGCCGCAAAAGAGCTTGGAATTGAAATCCGATGGGGTGGAGATTTTAAGAGTTTCTTTGACGGCCCTCATTATGAGTTAATTTAAATGGCAACTAAAAAAGATTCACGACTTGCTAATGCAGGCGTATCTGGTTATAACAAACCAAAAGCTACTCCTAATCATCCTACTAAAAGCCACGTAGTTGTGGCAAAAGAAGGCGATAAGGTTAAGACAATTCGTTTTGGTCAAAAAGGAGTTAAAGGTTCTCCAGACGGCTCAAAACGCAATGAAGCATTTAAAGCTCGACACGCTAAAAATATTGCAAAAGGTAAAATGTCTGCAGCGTATTGGGCAGATAAGGTTAAATGGTAATGGAAGATAAACGATCTCTCATGCTAGACAGCATGGGTAAGTATCGTACTCAGTCTTTGTTCCTGGAACTAGGTTATAAGGATGAAGCGGTCTTCACATTGAAAGATCTTGACCACTCTCTTAACGATAAATCTTATGTCTCGTTGAAGCGGTTGTATCTGGAATGTGAAGACCCAACTGAATACGAATTTGCTACGCAACATTTGCTTGGATGGAAACATTGGCAACGGTTGTGTGAAAATAAAATTTTGCGAAAGCATATTGATGAATGGCGTGATGAATTGGAAGTAAAACTTCGTTCACAAGCCATCTTAGAAGCGATTAAACAGGCTCGTAACGGGACTTTCCAAGCAGCTAAATGGGTAGCTGACCGGGGATGGTCTACACGTGCTGCAGGCCGTCCTACTAAAGCTGATGTAGAGCATGAAAAGAAAATCATGGCTCGTATTGACAGTGAGTATAATGACGACGTTATTCGCATGTTCCAACAGAAACAAGGATAATTATGTCACTTCACGCAATTGACGAATCTACACAAAAACTGACACATCTTGAGTCAGCTAACAAATCTCTCAAAATTGCCAACTATATTTGGGATGTTAATTCGCTCTCTTGGGTGAAACAAAGTGCTTCTGGTGGTGGTACTGGTTCAGAAGTTGTTGTAACTAACTTTCCCGCTGTATTCCCTATTTCTGATAACGGGGGAAGCATTACAGTTGATGGAACAGTGTCTGTAACAGGAATTGGTCCTGCTTCTAGCAATACAACAGCTAACATTACCATCAGTACAAGCCCTCAAACATTGCTGTCAATTAACGCATCACGTAAAGGTGCAACAATCTTTAATAATAGCGACACTGCAACAACATATGTGAATTTTGGTAACACTGTCAGTAATACTGATTTTATTGTTGCCATGGCACCTAAAAGCTATTACGAAGTGCCTTTTGGATTTACAGGAAAAATTGTGGCAGTTTCGTCAGTAGCTAGTGGATTTTTAACGGTTTCGGAGATGACATAATGCCTTATTATCCATCTAACGAATTAGATCCAAGTGTTTTAAAAGATTCCGATATTGGTATTAGTGTTCAGGGATATAACCCTAATACAGTTATTGATTCTGGCTATGTTCATACAGATAATAACTATACTAATGCAGATAAATCAAAAGTTGATACAGCTGTTCAACCAGCCGATATCACCGATGTTGTTCGAGACTCGGATATTGGTGTTACTGTACAAGCGTATGACGTTGATTTGACTTCATGGGCGGGAATTTCCCCATCTTCAAAACAAAACACGCTAGTTTCAGGTACGTCTATAAAAACGGTTAATAATACATCTTTGTTAGGATCTGGTGATTTAACTTTGTTTTCTGGAGGACTTACTCAGGTTGTGATTGTATCTACACTCCCTGGTACACCTAATCCAAATACTCTTTATATTGTGACAGGATAATCTTATGACAGCTTATTATGTCAGCCCTTATACTGTTACTAACGGCACAGGTACATGGGCCTCTCCATATTCTACTAATAGCTCAGGTCGTGCCACGTTAGTTGCAGGAGATGAAATTCGAGTAGTTTCAAAACCTATTCTAGATATTCTTGATACTACTGTTTATACAGCTACTTTAACTGACTATCGAACTCTTACAATTACAGCTGGAGGAGGGTTGGGAGCTGATTTCAGCACTTCCACTGTTTGTTACTTGCCTCAGTTTGATACGTTTTTTCGCGTTACTGCGGTTGTTGGTAATGCTATTAACGTGGGAACTTCTAGCTGCTTACCTATTTACAACTCCACAGTTAATATCGGTGTAGTTGTTCAGCGTGTGCTTGCATCCGCAATTCCTTTGACAAGCCCTACACAATACATCTGGCCAAGTCTTACTTCTAATGTTACCATCACTGATGGCTGGATTGCAGATGGTGTACAGCTTTTAGATGGTAGTGCAAAATCTTTAATTACAAATCCATCAAGTTCTGTTACTTTCCGCGTAGATAACACAAGTAACACTATCGTTCAGCGAACAAATGTCACCATTGATCTTGGACAGACTCATGTTATTACAGGAATTGGTACAACGGCCAACACAAGCACTATTATTTCTTCAGGAGGCGCTAACACCATACTTGGTCAAGTAGCTACTCACACCAGCGGCACTCCAACGATAAATATTGGGAGTGGTAGCAGTGCTCCGTCAATTGGTGGGTCACTTCGTGTTAAGCACATGTCAGGATATGCTCCCATGGCGGGTATCTACGCTCGTAATATGACTATTACACTGGATAATACTGCCATGCGTTATGGTGATTTTTTCATTTATACTGCTAGTAGCACTCAGCCACTGTTTTTGGTGGATTGTACTCTAAACTTAGGTAACTTAATCTCTGGTGGTCCAGGTTCTGGGTCTGGATTATTTTATGGCAACTTGTTAGCATCTAATACCATCAATATCACAGGTACGTTGGATTGCTATGGATCAATCAGTAACCAATTTATTACCAATATTCTTGGTGACTATACATTGACACTAGGACCTAGTGTTCAGATTTTCAATGCTCGCAGGACATCATCCATAACATCTTTTTTGTACCGGTATCGTGCCGGTTCTGAAAACTTTGGGGGTATGTCAATATTCACTGTTCCTATTATTAACCCAGGTAGTTTTCCAATTACGACAGCAGATGTTGATTTTGGTAGTGGAACTATTTCTACCAACGGATTGTTGAACTCCAGTCCATTACACAAGCAACCAACGCTTATTCGTATTGATACCCCTTACCCGGTAACTAATATCTCACGTTATCCTCAAGGTGCTCATATTGCGCGGAATGTTGTGTTGACTACCAGAAATGGAAGTATTGATCCCATCGAAATACTTGGAATTGATGCGGCACCTTATAGTACCACCTTGGCAGCTACTAACTGTCCCGTTGTCAGAACAGATGCTACAACATTCAGGACTACTGGTCCAAGTTTACGAGCTGAACTTACCATACGAAGTGTAGCAAACTGGCCTTCATACGCACGGTCCATCAAGACGATAAAAATTCCAGTTACTGGAGGACTTAGTTATACTGTATCGGGATATATTCGCCAAAATATGGCAGGATATGTCAATGGAGATTGCAGAATGAGTCTTGTATTTGACAATGCTGACGTGGCTTTTCAAGATATGAGTATTACGTCTTTTAATTCTTGGGAGCCTTTTAGTTTAACATTCACAGCTTCGTATACAGGAGAAGCAATTCTGGCGTGGGAAATGTACTATAGACAAGCAGGAATTATGTGGCTTGATGATTTAACAATTTCGTAACAACTATGAATACTTTTCATTTACTAGGTTACGATATATCTTCTTCTTTTAGGCAAACATCAAAAACCCATGTAGGGTTGTTTGCTTTAATTGGAGGAGGTGTAACACCTCCAATTGGTGATTCATCAATTTACTATGGAAGCATTAACATCACATCAATCTATTACGGTAGCACCCCTGTATCAGCTATCTATTATGGAGCGATAAAAGTATTTTAAACATGAAAAACGATTACAGTGTAGAAAAAGTGGTTGTATCCCGTAACTGGAACAACCCCAATATTGAACTTTTTATTAACGCAGCCTCTGTAGGGGCTCGAATGGAAGTTTCTGATTTTATCACTGCTGTTGTAGAAGAAATTGGCAACCCTACATTGCTTGTTACTAAAGCAGCCCTGATTAAGAAAATTAACGAAGCAGCTGCTAAAGTAGTAGCTGAAATGAAAAACCAAACAGTGAATATTTAATATGGCAAATGAAGATGATGTCTGGCGAAAACAAGCTGCACTGAAACTAGAAAAGATGCCTGAAGAGGCGAAACAGATTCGTGAAACAGCAATCAACGACCTCTTCTTCTTTGCTAAGCTAGTGAATCCTGGATACGTGTACGGAGATATCCATAAAGATCTCTTTGTATGGATGCAGGAATATAGCTTATACGGTCAAGGACAAGGACTCTCAACTAACAAGCTTATTATGCTTCCTCGTGCTCACTTAAAAAGTCACATGGTTGCAACATGGGCTGCATGGATTATTACACGCCATCCTGAAGTCACTTGTCTTTACGTATCTGCTACTGCTGAATTGGCTGAAACACAGCTTTACGCAATTCAGAATATCTTGGCAAGTACAGTATATCAACGGTACTTTCCTGAGTATATCAACCCGCAAGAGGGTAAGCGAGAAAAATGGAGCCAACGTAAATTTACAATTGATCATATCAAACGTAAACAAGAAGGTATTCGTGATGCAACAGTGTCTACTGCTGGGTTGACCACTAACACAACTGGCTGGCACGCTGACATTATTATTGCCGATGACTTGGTTGTTCCTGAAAACGCTTACACTGAAGATGGTCGTGACGGAGTTATGAAGAAAAGCTCTCAGTTTACTTCTATCCGAAATGCAGGTGGATTTACAATGGCATGTGGTACGCGCTATCATCCTGCTGATATATATGCTACTTGGAAATCACAAGAATACGATGTATTTGATGACACAGGTGAAATTGTAAATAGAGAGAAAGTTTGGGAAATTAAAGAATACGCTGTGGAAACAGATGGTATTTTTCTCTGGCCCAAAGCTATGCGTTCAGATAAGAAGTTCTTTGGATTCGATGCACAGGTACTCGCACGGATTAGAGCTGAATATTCTGATCGTGTACAGTTCTACGCACAATACTACAACGATCCTAATGATCCCGGTTCCAATCGAATTGACCGCGAACGATTTCAATATTACGATAAAAAGTTTATTCGACAAGAGAACGGGCATTGGTATTTTAAACGTAAACGTCTTAACGTCTATGCCGCTATTGACTTTGCTTTTAGCTTAAGCAAAAAGTCAGACAACACTGCTATTGTGGTGATTGGCGTAGATGAAGATAATCACATCTATGTCCTTGACATTGCCGTATTTAAGAGTGATAAAATCAGCGAATATTTTAATCAATTAGCTGGTCTACACTCTAAGTGGGAATTCAAGAAGCTACGAGCTGAAGTAACTGTTGCTCAAGCAGTTATTGTTCGTGACTTGAAAGATAAACTACGTGAGGAAGGAATGACTCTTTCCATTGATGAGCATCGTCCTACACGTAACGAAGGTACTAAAGCTGAGCGTATTGCTTCTGCTTTGGAACACCGATATGAAAACCAATCTATTTGGCACTTTAAAGGTGGGTATATTGACATGCTGGAGGAAGAACTTATTCTAGCACGTCCAGCCCATGATGACATTAAAGATGCCCTTGCAAGTGCTGTAGAGATTGCAGTAAAGCCCAAACGTACACGTGAGCTAGAAGATGGCTATACGAACGTTGTTCAGTTTAATTCTCGTTTCGGCGGGGTTCGTTTTAGGTAAAGAATGGCAAGCAAACCACTAGAAATTACAACAATGTTTGGTCGTGATAATGAGGCCAAATACATTGCACACACATGGCATACATATAACACACAACGACAGCCTAAGCTAGAGCTTTGGAAAGAGTTGCGTAATTATATCTTTGCTACTGATACAACCACAACCACTAACAAATCTCTTCCTTGGAAGAATAGCACTACCCTCCCTAAGCTCTGTCAGATTCGTGACAACTTGCACTCTAATTATGTTTCGGCTTTGTTCCCTAATGATGAGTGGTTGCAATGGGAAGGATACAATGCTGATGCTGCTGTTAAAGACAAAGCATTGGCTATTGAAGCGTATATGTCTAACAAGACACGAGAAAGCCATTTCCGGACCGAAATGAGCAAATGCTTATATGACTATATCGACTATGGAAATAGCTTCGCTACGGTCGATTTTGAGGCTTCCTACCGCACTGATGATAAGGGATTTAAAACCCCTCAATACATTGGTCCTCGTCTTCGTCGTATTAGCCCTTTGGATATTGTATTCAATCCATTGGCTCAATCATTTAAAGAGTCGTTCAAAATCTTGCGTTATGTTAAACCTGTTGGTGAATTGAAACGCATGGCAGAGTCAGAACCAGATAATCGTTACCTGCACGAAGCTCTGGCTAAACGAGATGAAATGATTAAATACGCCAACGCTTATGGCGTAGAAGATGGTGATAAATCCGATGCCATGCAAGTGGATGGATTTGGTAATTACAACGAATATCTGCAAAGTGGTTATTTTGAAATGCTCATCTTCTATGGTGACATTCACAATCAAGAAACTGGTGAGATGCAAGTTGGACGTACCATCACTGTTATTGATCGTATGTTCGTAATTAATAACACATCCTATCCATCATGGATTGGGCACGCTCCTATCTACCATGTAGGGTGGCGTACCCGACCAGATAATCTCTGGGCTATGGGCCCTCTAGAGAACTTGGTGGGGATGCAATACCGTATTGATCACTTGGAGAACTTGAAAGCTGATGCTATGGATTTGGCAGTGCTTCCTCCTTTGGTTATCTCTGGTGAAGTGGAGTCGTTCCAATATGCTCCTGGTTCTGAAATTCACATTGATGAAAACGGTAGCGTAACAGAATTGGCTCGTAACGTCCAATGGGTGATTACAGCCGAGCAAGGTATTGATAAGCTTGAAATGCGAATGGAACAGTACGCAGGTGCTCCACGAGAGGCTATGGGTATTCGTTCTGCAGGTGAGAAAACAGCGTTTGAGATCCAACAGTTGCAAAACGCTGCAGGACGTATCTTTCAAGAGAAGATTACTACATTCGAGATTGAATTGCTGGAACCTATTCTCAACGCCATGTTGGAGACAGGACGCCGGAACCTTGATCAAGTTGATGTGATTCGTGTTATCAATAACGACCTGGGTGTTAAACAGTTCGTGAACATCACTAAAGACGATATTACCGCCTCCGGCATTCTTCGTCCTATTGGTGCTCGTCACTTTGCTGCTCAAGCTCAGATGGTTCAGAACTTGACACAACTTTCTAACACGACTATTTGGCCTCAAATCTCTGCTCACATTAGCTCTATTGAACTGGCTAAGATGGTTGAAGATTTGCTTAACATTAACCGCTTCAAATTGGTACGTCCTAACGTAGCAGTATTTGAACAACAAGAAACTCAACGACTTGCTGGGCAAGCTCAAGAAGACTTGATGGTTGAACAATCAATGCCTGTTCCTCAATGAAAACTATCCTAACCAAAGGGTTAGACGAAAAGAAAGCTGAAGAATTAGTCTCTGACTTTAAAGCTTCAGCTTTTCTTCGTGAACGCCTTTCGGCAATTTTAGTCGATAAAGTTGATGCGTTACGCCGAGAAGTACGTCAGAAAACGAAGTATGAATCGCCCTCATGGGCGTATGTACAAGCTGACTATATTGGGTACGAAAGAGCTATTTATGAAGTTATTTCACTAATTTCTTCAAATTCTGGTGAAAAAGACTGAAATTTGGGGTATTAGCTTACACAAGCAAAGTAAGTAAGTATACTTAATCAGTGAACGTAGTGAACGATTAAGGATATAGTTAGTATTTAATACTAATATACTTATGTAGTAAGTTACATTGGCATATAGCTCAGTTGGTAGAGCGTTTGACTGTTAATCAAAATGTCCCTGGTTCGAGCCCAGGTTTGCCAGCCAATTTTTATACGTATAGGAATTCAAATCAGTGTCTGACCCGACCTCGATTTTTAATAATCAAAATACTCCACCAGGAGACAATCAAAACAATGGCGGTAGCAATACGCCAAACGGTGGTAATCCAGATCCGCTAGTCACCCTCCTAGCAGGTATCAAGAACGACCGTGGAGAACAAAAGTACAAATCAGTTGAAGACGCTCTTAACGCTCTGAAGCATTCTCAGGACTATATTCCACAGCTAAGCGATAAACTTCGGCAGCAGGAACAGGAACTCGCAGAAGCAAAAGCAGCAGCGGCTAAGATTGCTGAACTGGAACGTACTCTACAGACTCTCACTCAGAATAACGCACCTTCTGCACCCGCTTCACCAGCACCTGCAGGAGTGTCAAAAGAGGAAATTGCGGAACTCATCTCTAACACTCTTACCGTGCAACAGCAAGCTGCTGTAGCCAAAGAGAACTTGGGTAAGGTTGTCACCACACTAACACAATCGTTTGGTGATAAGGCTGAAGAAGTCTTTTACAACAAAGCCAAAGAACTCGGTATGTCTGTTACAGAGATTAATTCTCTTGCAGCTAAATCCCCTCAAGCAGCTTTTAAGCTCTTGGGTCTTGATAATCCCACTAACGCACCAAGTGCTCCTAATACTGGGTCTATCAACACAGGCGGTTTTCAGCCTAAGCAAGATTCATTTGTCGGTAAAAACTCTAAACCTACACTCATTGGTGCTACAACAGCTGATTTGCGTGAAGAAACACATAATGCTAAGCGTATGGTAGATGAGTTGCACAATCAAGGGCTTTCTGTCCATGATCTTACCGACCCGAAAGTATATTTCAAACATTTTAAATAAGGATAAACAATGTCTCAAAATCGTGGCAATTCTACTGCCTTTATCGAAGCCGAACAGTATTCGGCCTTTATTCTCCGTAACCTGCAAGACGGTCTGCTCCCAGGCGTGATGTACCGTAACGTGTCTGACTTCGGTTCTGGCACCACTCTGCATATCAAAACCGTTGGTACTGTTACCATCCAAGACGGTGCTGAAGAAGTTGCATTCGACTACACACCTATCGAATCTGGCGAAGTGACCCTGACCATCACCGACTACGTTGGCGATGCTTGGTACGTCACTGACGAGCTGCGTGAAGACGGTGCTCAAGTGGAAGCTCTGATGAGTGCTCGTTCTAGCGAGTCTACTCGTGCTATCCAAGAGATTTTTGAAACTCGCTTCTTGCGTAAAGCCAACACCTCGCAGACTAACAACGCTGCTAACTTGGTGAACGGTTTTGCTCACCGCATCGCTTCGGCTGAAGTGAATAACGTGATTTCGTTGAACCACTTCATTAACATGAAGCTGGCTTTCGACAAAGCTAACGTGCCTATGGCTGGCCGCGTTGCCATCGTTGACCCTGTGGTTGCTGCCACTCTGGACAAGCTGGTGTCGATTAGCCGTGACGTGACCCCATTCGGTCAGAAGATCTTGGAGAACGGTTTTGACCGCGATCACCAGTTCTTGATGAACCTGTATGGCTGGAACATCATCACTTCCAACCGCCTGGACACTGGCACTTTCGGCGACGGTACTACTTCCGTCACTAACGGTGTTGCTAACGTGTTCATGAGCGTTGCTGATGACAACACCAAGCCTGTGATGGCTGCATGGCGTCGTATGCCTAAGGTTGAAGGCGAGCGTAACAAAGACCTGCGCCGTGACGAATTCGTTACTTCGGCTCGTTGGGGCTTCGGTACTCAACGTGTGGACACCTTGGGTATTGTGATTACCTCCGCTGTCAATAGCTGATAGATAACACGGCCCCTGTCTCTGCACAGGGGTTCTTCTTGAATACATAAGGATAAAAAATGACTTTTAAAAATAACGCAGGTATTGGCGTGTTTAACAACTACGGCAAGCGCGACACTGGTAACGCAGTTGGTATTGAAGACAGCGATGGCAGCCTCTTCCGACTCAGCATTAACCTGACTGGTTCGATGTTGAATGACGGTTTTGTTCCTCCTGTCGTGGTTCCAAAGGGTGCCCTGTTTAAAGGTGCTCAGCTGCGAGTTGATGAAGCTTTTGTGCTTGGTGGTACTACTCCTACCGTGCGTATTGGTGCTTCCGGCTCTGTTGCTACTAACGGCATCGTGCTGAGCGAAGCTGAATTGGAAAACGTTGGTACTAAGACTCCTGCTTCGACTGGTGCAGGTACTTGGGCTTTCAACTCCTCGACTGGTACAACTGCTGCTGCTAAAGTGGCTTTTGATATGGGCGGTACAGCCCCAACAGCTACCAACGCTGGTAAAGCTGTTCTCGTGCTTGAATTCTTCAATAAGGCCAGGGCCTGAAGCACACATTAAAGGAGCTTCGGCTCCTTTTTTTGTTTGTACATAAGAAAGCGAGGAAAATAAAATAGCTATTCAACATAAAAATATTCCCGACGCTGAGCTTCATGAATCTAAAGGCGTAGCCAGTGCAGTATCTAACACTGCTTATTTTGCTAACGGCGCAGGTTCAGGTTCTTGGAAGAAAGTCGGTTCAGAGACATTGAAGGGCTTGTCTGGTGACGGTGGTAATGCTAATCGTCGTATTCTAACAACTGGAGATAATGGTTTTAAACTTGTTATTGATGCCGCATACTGCAATATGCACATTGTCAATAACACTACCCCTTTCCCTGTCGTTGCTGTTGCCGATCCCACCTTGAATACTGGTTCTCAATATACGTTGTTGACAGGTCCAGGTGCGCCATATACAAGCACAGTATCAAGCGGTATTACATTCTCCAGTGATCGAATGACTGTACCTGTTGGCGGTACATATGAACTTGCTTGCTGGGTTAACATTTCACAGTTCCCTTCTAACACAGCAAAGATGGCAATGAAGTTTCGTGTTAATGGAACAACTGTTTCAAATATGAAAGTATCTGTCAAGTCCAACTCTAACGGTGACTATGGTACATTGGTTGCATTCGACTATATTACCTTGTCAGCTAACGACTACATTCAGCTGATGATTGCGTCTAATACGACTGGTAACCTCATTATTGAGAATATGAACTTGACGATGAATTTGATTAAGGCTGCATAAAATGAAGATGACCCTTTTGGAAATGGTGCAAGATATCTTGTCTGACATGGATGCAGATGAGATTAATAATCTTGACGATACCATTGAATCTCAGCAAGTAGCTCAGATTATTAAAACTTGCTATTACGAGATGATGGGTAATCGTAATTGGCCACATACTCGTAAACTATTTCAACTGGATTCCGCAGGGTCACTCAGTAAGCCGAATTACTTGAAGCTCCCTGATAATCTGAAGGAAATGTCAGATTTCAAATACGATGTTGGTACAGTTTCTGAACCTCAATTAAAAGAAATTACATACAAGGAACCAGATGCTTTCCTCCGTTATATTTCTACTCGTAATAACAGCAATAATAATCTATCTGTCATAACAGACTTCAGCGGTGCTAAACTTTCTATTTTTAACAATACTCAGCCACAATACTGGACATCTTTTGATGATACATATTTGGTTACTGATTCGTGGGACAGTTCTGTCGATGACACTTTGAAGAAAGCCAAGACACAGTGTCTAGCTTATGTTGTTCCAGAGTGGATTCGTACTAACGAAGCAATTCCTGATCTCCCTATTGACGCATTCCCTGCTCTGTTGGAAGAAGCAAAGAGTACAGCATTCCTCGCATTGAAGCAAGTAGCAAATCAGAAAGCGGAACAGAAAGCAGGACGTCAACAACGATGGCTCTCTCGTAAAGCTTGGCGTGCAGCTGGTGGTGTTCAATATGCAGATTTTGGTCGTAAAGGACGTCGATGATTATCTATAAAGGCTACCAAGTTAAGCCTCATAAAACTATCCCTAAACTCTACATTATCGTAACTGATGGAAAAGGTGGAAAGATCCCTGATATCTTGTCAGGAATGTACACATCAACAGGTGTAGCAAAGTTGGCAATTGATCAGTACGTAGATAAAAAGCCTAAGAAGGAAGCTGAGAATGCCAAAGAAGTCAGTAAAGATTGAATTTAAAAACTTCATCAAAGGCTTGATTACAGAGGCAAGTCCAGTAAACTTTCCTCCAGAAGCTTCCTCTGATGAAGAGAACTTTCAGCTCAATCGTGATGGTACACGTGATCGTCGATTAGGGCTGGACTATGAGCAGGAAGCTCAGCTCCGTCCTCTTGGTGTAACTCTTCCCGAACTACTAAGTCAAGACCCAGTTACCTTTGAGTGGAAGAACGTCAAAGGTGATTCCGGTACAGTGTTTCTTGTTGTTCAGATTCAGAAGACATTGCTATTCTTTGACTTGCAAGTTGGATCTATGTCGAAGGACGGATACAAAGGTACGATTACCTTGTCATCCCTTCCATCTGATACAGAGTTCTCTTTTGCTAGTATTGACGGACGATTGGTTGTTGCCGCTGGTGCTGATGTAATTACGATTGTTGAATACACAGGAAGCACTTTTACATCGTCGTATCAATCCCTTAAAGTACGCGATGTGTGGGGTGTTGAAGTTACAGGTAATGCAGAGGCAGATTCTACATTTCGTCCTTCTACACTCTCGGCAGCACATCACTACAACCTGTATAATCAATCGTGGGGTATTCCTCGTAAAGACAGTACAGGAACGTTGCTTGATCCAGTGAGTATCTATGCAACCAGTTTGAGTGTGTACCCTAGCAACTCTGAAATGGTTTGGCCCGGTTTGCAGTTTCAACCTGTGTCATCTACTCAGACACCTTTTGAGCGTATCTATCCGAACCTTTACACCGAAGTGCTTGGTGCTACAACTATTACTCCTAAGGGATATTTCATTATTGATGCCTTGCGTCGTGGTGAATCCAGAGCAGCAGCAGTTGCAGCCAATAAGAGTAAGTATTCGCAGCTAACCCTCTCCACTTTCGCAGCCCCTTCGGATTACTCGTCTGGTGGAGCTACAGTGGTTACAGAGTTTGCTGGTCGAGTGTTTTACGCTGGTTTTAACGGCACAGTGATTAATGGTGATAAGCGTAGCCCTGACTTGTCTAACTTTGTATTCTTCTCTCAACTGGTGAAGAGTGCTCCGGATATTACAAAGTGCTACCAAGAAGGAGATCCCACTTCTCGTGAATCTAGTGATGTTGTAGATACGGATGGTGGTTTTATTCGTTTGTCAGGTATTGATCGTATCCTGTCTCTTGTGAACTTGTCAAGTCACTTGGTGGTCATCGCCACTAACGGTGTTTGGACAATTTCCGGTGGCAGTGATTATGGTTTCTCTGCTACAAACTATAAGACACAACGCATATCTGCATTTGGTTCCCTGGGTACACGTTGTGTGGTGGAAGACTCGAGCAAAGTGTTGTATTGGTCTGAAGATGGTATCTATGCTGTTGGTAAGGATCAGCTGGGTGAATACGCAGCAACTAACATTACACAGACAACCATTCAGACTTTCTACGAAGAGATTCCTAACACAACTAAAGAAAAAGCTATTGGCATCTATGATGCAGTTGGTAAGAAGATTCGGTGGATTTACCATGAAGGTACGCGATTCACTAACGACTCCCTGACCAAAGAGCTTGTGCTTGATTTGACGATCAACGCCTTCTATGTCAACAGGATTTACAACCTTGCCAATAACACTGCTGAAGTGATTAGTGCGTTTAAATCCACGCCATTCCAATCAGGTGCTGGTAATACGCTGGTTCTGGTGGATAACGATGAAGTGTTTGGTGGTTCAGATCAAGTGGTTGTGCCAAATACTGGACGACAAGCAGGTATTCAGTCTTCGCGCTACTTGTGTATTGTACTCGTAGCCGGTGTTCCTTATTTCACATTTGGTTACTATAATAACCCTTTCTTCCGTGATTGGGAGCAGGTAGATGGTATCGGTGTGGATGCTAAAGCCTATTTGACCACTGGTGATTATACAGCAGATGATTCGTCGATTCATAAGCAAATCCCTTACCTCACTGTACACTTCTTGCGTACTGAGAACGGTGTGGATGCTGAATTGAATCCGTTGAGTCCATCTGGTTGTTTGATTCGTACTATGTGGGATTGGGCGAATGGCTACCAATCAAACAAGTGGAGCCCTCTGATGCAAGCGTATCGTTATCGTAAGCAATACACTCCTAGTGGACCTGATGATGATTACAATACCGGATTTGAAGTTGTGTCTTCACGTAATAAACTCCGTGGACGAGGTAAAGCATTTAGCTTGTACTTTGAAACAGAGCCTAACAAGGATTGCCGTTTGATCGGCTGGAGCTTGGCACTAAATGGAAACGCAATCACTTAAGACAGTGTTCTTTGAGAGTGAGGATTACAAGCTAGAGATCGAACCGTTTGCCGATATGGTGTTCCTACATTGTGTAGTTCATCGGTGGACGGTTTCTTCTCTCAAACATGGTTATGCAAAGTTTGGTGAACTTATGAATCAGATGGCTCAACAAGGATATCCAAAACTGATTACCATTACACCTAATCCTAAATTTGCTCAATTATTCGCAGGAGATGTTGTTGACAAATTCTCCTATAACAATGAAAACTATGAGGTAGTGGAATGGGACTTGACCCAATTAGCTGGGCGATGATTGCCAGCGCAGCAGTAGGAACAGCTTCTTATGTAGAAGCAAAAGAAGCACGTGGGGAACAGAAAGCAGCAATGCAAGAGCAAGCCCGTGTGCAAGGCCAAATTCAATCAGAACAGAAAGCAGCTAATGTAGCAGCAGCTGCAAACGAACGACGTCAACAGATTCGAGAAGCGCGTGTGCGTAGATCTCGTATTCTGCAGTCGGCTACGAATACAGGTGCATCAGGTAGCTCGGGAGAATTTGGTGCTCTCGGTTCTCTCGGTACAGGCTTGAGTGCCAATATTGGTTCCAACCTCGGTCAGATTGCTACAGCCAATCGTATGAGTGATCTGGGACAAACAGCTGCAGACTTCGGTACAAAAGCTAACGTAGCAGGTGTTAATGCACAAGATGCGACTTCTATGTTCCAACTGAGCACCAGTATCTTCAGTGCTGTCGGGGGTCCAGAGGCTGCGATTAAAGCAATGAAATAAAAGGTTTACATGGAAACACTAGATGATTTGATGGGTACGCCTGATGAGCCTACCGATTTGAATATTTTTAATCCTACACAAGAAGCTACCTCCAACCCTCCAATGTCTGCAATTAAGACACGGGCGGCTGGTACTGCTCTCTTGGCAGGAGATCCCAACAAGGCTATTGAAAACTATCAATTGATGGTGGCCGAGGGTGAGACAGGTGGAGATCAGATCACTAAGTCTTTGCAGAGCCAAGCAGCTGAACAAAGTCGTAAGCTGGATATGCAGAGCATGATGGGTGTCTTGTCTGATGCCTCTATCCCTTACGAGCGTAAGAAGGCCGTTGTTGAAGCGTTCAATAAGAGCACATTGCTTAAAGAACCATCTGTTCAACTGATGACTAACGCTTTGGCTCAAGGCAGCCGAGGAGAGACAGAAGATAACGAACGAGCACGTCTGACTGCAGCAGATGCTATTGGTGAGATTCACGAAGTAAGTAAGACAGTTCAAGGTCTAGTAAACGCTCACACTTCCTCGCTTGATTGGAAGAACGCGAAGACTGTTGCTGATACTGCTGCTTTGTGGCTCGCTCCTTTCGGTACAAGTGTATCGGTAGCTAAGGTGACTGAGGATCAGCGTAAAGCAGGTGAAAGTATCTGGGGAACTGTCAAGAGCTTCTTGGCTCCTGGTTCTAAGATTAAAGACTTGCAAGAGAAACTTCGTTCTCTGCCTCCTTCTAAGCGTGAAGAGTTTACCACTTCTCTGTTGGATTCTATTTCTAAAAAGAGTGGTGTTATCTTCTCAAGTGAGAATCAATTTGCTCAAATGCAAATGGCTGCTCAAGTGTTTGGAGAAGACAGCTATAGCGATGTAGATAAGTGGATTGATAACGTATCTGTTCTTTTGGATGTTGTGGGTCTTGGTGCATTTGTCCGTGGTGGTAAAACAGCCGCTAAAGGCACTAAAGCTGTTGAGGCTACCCAAGTACCAACTACACCTAAACAAGCTGCTGTAGGCCCTGTAAAGCCTGTTGCAGAGCCTGTTGCTCAAACTACAGAGAGTATCTTTACTCTTCGCCCTCGTAAAGACGAAGAAATCCGTGGCAGTGTTGCCTCATTCCAGCAAAACCTCATTACTAAGCTGGAGGCTGAAAAAGCTGAGCTATTGGGTACAGCAAGTAACTTGGCTGAGAGTGGCACCATCCGTGCATTGAATGATGAGATTGAGACATTGCGTGCTCAGTTGATTCCTGACACCAAGGATAGTGTTAAAGCTGTTGCCAAAGATATCCAAACAACCCAAGGTATTTCGTACAAAGAAGCTTTGAAAGAAGCTAATAAACGAGTTGCAGATAACAACGCTAGTGTTAATTCTAGCATTGGACGTATCGAACAGCAAGTTAATACCAATCGTGAAGCTGCTACAGCTACACAACGGATTGCCGCAATCGAGAAAGAAATCACTCAGCTGAAATCAGCTATGATGGATTCTCCAGGTGCTCTGACTCCCATTGCAGATTTGGTTCGTCGTATTGAAGTTCGTAGTGTTGTAACCACATATAACCCTGCCAGCCCTGCTGCTATCATGCAACAAGCTAACCCTGAGAAATCTCGTGCTTTGTTTGAAGCTACATTCAAGAGCACAGATGATTCAGTGGCAGAAGGTTTGTATGGTACTACCAAGATGGATGCTATTGCTGGTGATGTGTTCCCTCAGGCAGTGACAGAATCAGGTAAGGTTGTTTCTAAGCCTGTTGATATTCAACGTAACCTGCGTAAGTCTTTGGATGTGCCAGAGGATATTATCCAAGCCGTGCAAAGCTCTGGTGGTTTGCAATACACTCGTGGTGAAAAAGCTGCTGCTCGTTCTAATAAAGTAAATGAGTTTGCTGCTGCTGAAGGCTTGCACATGATCGAAAGCATGGGTTCCTTCAAGCTGGACGGTGAACAGTTCAAGATTAGTGCAGTGTATGGTACACCAGAAGGCGCTTTCTCTAACGCAGAAGAAGCATACAATCAAGCATTGTACGCTTTGCGTGGTCAAGGTATCCTCCCTGAAGAGATTGTCATCTTGAAGAAAGACGGTCTGGATCACACACCAGTAAAGTTAGAAGATGTTAAAGGCATCGAAGGTAACTACTTGGTACGTGTGGAAACTACTTCTGAGATTGACCCTACTGACATTAGCAACTGGGAGATGTTTGATGTTAAGCGTAACTGGCTTGATCGTGTACCTCAGTTAAACCGCGATGGAGCAGGAAGTGCTGCTCGTATTTTGATGGATGCCGCTTCTATGCTCCATCCTACATATACCGGGGCTGCTTCTGCTGCATCAGATCGTGGAGCTGGATTCGAGAAACTAATGCTTGACTTTGCTTCTCAGTTCTCTGATAAGTTTACTGCACTCCGTAAGGGTGAGCAAGTTAAAGTTAATGAGTACATTCGTGAGGCTAACGCTAAAGAATTGAAACTCGATACAGTGGATTTGATGGCTCGTGGATTCTCCACCGAGGCTATTGACTCACTCAAGGCATGGCGTAAATATTGGGACGGTCATTTCTATCTTGAGAATCTGGACTTGGTTCGTACTTTGAACAGTCAAGGTTATCAACGATTGATCTCTCCTAACGCTGATTTGTTTGGCAAGCCTTTGGGTAGTTATCAAGACATTGGAAAGGTCTATGACCCTACCATGGACACGGTTCTGACGATGAGCAATCAAGCTCTCAAAGCTATTTACGACAATGGTGGTTTTGTTGCTCGCCTTCGTCGTCCTACAGAATTTGGTGCGGATAAAGCAGAGTATGTCTTGGTTCGTAATAACGCAGATGAGTACATGCGTACAATCCGTGACACAGATCAAGTGCTGAATTATCGTGATGGTTATTATCAAGTTCAATACACAGCTCCTCGCTTTGTGGATGAGATTGATGCTAACGGTATGCGTCGTGCTGTAGCTGTGACTGGTGACACGAAAGAAGCTGAAGCGTTTGCTCAGCGTATGCGTAGTCAAAACCCTAACATGCAATACAATGTCCGTGCTGATGATCGTGCTATGCGTACTAGCTCGGATGACTGGTTTGATATCAATTCGGCTTCAGGTCGTATTGCTCAACGCCATCGTGGTAAGTTGCTGGAAGATGCGTCTGGTTTGAATTTGTTGGGTGACGGTAGTTACGTTGTTGGTCCTGTCGAGTCAGCCATTGCAGCTGCTCGTAGTATCGCAGGTCGTACTATTAACCGTCCTATGTTGGAAGGTGCTAAGGCTCGTTTCATGAATCAATATGAACGATTCCTGCCTTCTGATGGGATGGGTGGAAAACGATATCCTAACTCTGTGAGTGAGATTGGAGCTAAAGGCGAACAGTTTACTAGCGAAATGGCTGATGCTCGTACTACATATGAATACATTCGGTATCTGGAAAACGGATATATTAACGGAATGGATAATGTGTATAAGGCCAGTATGAATGCTCTTGCTGATATGCTGGGCAAGAAAGGAATGGCAAAAGCTGAACGCGCTGCTCTGTTGGCTGGTGAAACTTCTCTCTCTGGTGCAGGCAAAGGCGCTGTGTTCATGGCGTATATCGGTACTAACCCTCTGCGGCAATGGGTTGTTCAAGCTCACCAAGGTATTCGTACTATTGCATACAATCCTACAGGATGGGCTTCTGGTTCGATTACGAAGCTGATGGGTCAGTATGCCGGAGTTAAATCTACTGCTATCTCTAACATGTCAAAAGATGCACAAGATTTTGCTAAGTTTATTGACGATAGTGGCTTAATGGCTGCCGTGGATAAACAGAACCTGGTACGAGGTACTCTCCTGACAGCTGCGGATTCTAGTAATAAACTGGTACGAGCTGCATCAGCAGGTCCTAATGCCTTGCGTCGTATCGGTTTTGACCTCGGTGAAGCAGGTAACAACTTGATTCACGCTGCAGCTGTGTATGATCGTTACAAACGACTTGGTAAGGACTTGGCAGATAAAGCAGTTCGTGATGAAGCATACTCCGAGATTCGTGCTCTGAGCTATGACATGAACTTTGCTGGCGATATGCCATACAACCAGAACAGTGCTGCTATGTTGTTGCAATTCATGCAAGTGCCACACAAAGCCATGCTACAAGCTACTAATCGTCGTCTAGATCGTGCTACACGAACTAAACTGGTGGTGGCTGATACGCTGATGTGGGGTGTTCCAGGGGCGGCTGCTATTAGTGCTGTGATGGGTGGAGATATCCTCCCTGAAGATCCTAAGATGAGAGAAACAATTTTGTACGGTTTGGAAAGTATGATGATGAATCATTACATTCGTGAACTGGCAGGTTCTGATGATATTAACATCGACTTCTCTAGCTTGGCTCCTCACGACATGACTGGATGGGGAGAGTTCTTCCACGCTATGTTGACAGGTGGTGCATCTCAAATGATTGCCAACAGTCCTACTGGTCAATTGTTCTTCAAAGAAGGTGGACGTACTCGTGAAGCTATTGCTTCTGTAGCTCGTTTCTTCGGTATGCAAGAGGATATTGATGAGACTCCACAAGAAGCATTGGCTGTGATTAACGAAGTCTTGAAGATTTCTTCTGGATGGAATAACGCAGTGAAAGCTTACTTGGCTCTGGAGACCGGTAAGACTTATGACAAGCATGGACGATTGATTGATTCTAAGACACATCCTGTTGAAGCATATATGCAAGCTTTTGGCTTCCCATCTGCTAATCAGCGTGACTTGTATCAAGCCTCCCAAACTGCAGCTACTAAGGTTAAAGAGCATAAAGACGAAGTGTTATCTGTGTATAAAGGTGCATTGCGTTACTACCAGACTGAATTGGAACGAGGTAATACCGATATCAAGTTCATTACGAAAGTAACTAGCTTTGCTCTGCGTAAGTACAAGGACGATCCTGTTGCTCAAGAGATCATCTATAAGCAACTGTCCTTGGACCTGCAAAACAAAGACACACAGCTTATGTCTCAAATCATGAAAGCAATTAACTTGCCTAATGCCACTTCAATGCGTGACAGTATCCGTCAGATGTCTGTACCTGAAGAACAGAAACAGTTGTTAATGCAACGCATTGACGATATTGAGAATCTACGTAAACAGAAAGGTAACTAATATATGGCCGATTTCGGCGTAAATGCTACGCAGCTCTCGGCCCCGCAAGGGGCTGGGGCTAATGTTGTAGCTCCTGTAGAAGAAAAAGCTGTTAGCACAAGCATGATTAGCACACTTGCCAGTGTAGGTGATGTAATCACTACAGGTATCAAGAGTGCTATTAAGGCAAGTGCTGAACAGACGAAAGAAGCTGTATTGAGCAAGTTTGTGAACGAGCAAGCAGATATTAACAAAGCTCTTGCCTCTGGTGGTGTATCTCCACAGGAAGCTTCTGCTCGTTCTCGTGCTTTGTTTACCAAGTATTCTGGTAACTATTCTCAATATATTGAAGATTTTGGTAAAGCCGCTACTGCACTGAAGGGATTCAGTGAGCTTGGTACGGCAGAGAAAGCTGTTGAGACAGCTGCTGATTTGCGTAAGAGTTCCATCACTGCTGCTCAAGCCGCTGGATATCAATTCTTTCCAGGTATGAGTACGACTGCAGAAGATGCTCAACTACGTGCTTATTCGATTAGTCAACGTGCTCGTCTTGAGTTTGATGATCAAGCTAAGCGTAATGCAGAACGACGGGCTCAGGGAACTTATGATCGTGGTGTTGCAGAGCAAGAAGCTAAGCAAACAGGTGTACGTATTATCAATGACATTGCAGGTTCTCAGCTTTCTGCAGTTCGTGAGTTTGGTGTCTCACTCGGAGAAGCTGTACGATCTAATCGTATCACTCCTGAGGATGCACAAGCACGATTGCTAGATCGTTTTAGTACCATCAATTTGGCATTGCAATCGGCTGCTGGTGTCAATCCTGAACTGGCTGCTCCATATCGCAGTATCTTTGCAGATGTACAGAAACTCTCTGAGCAATTCATTGATCCTAAAGCTAATCTGGCTAACCTGACAGCACAAGTGGATACGCTTGTTAATCGACAGAAGCTTCTGGCACTTCAAGATCCGTTGGCAGCCAAAACTGTTGCAGTGTCTCAGTTGTTTGGTAATAACGCTCAGGTGTTGCTTAGTGCTTCCCCTGCTGTTGCTCAGACAATCACTAAGATGTTTGCTAATGACCCTGACAGTGGAGCACATGTACCTGCTGTTGTTGGTAACCCAGAGGTTGAGAAAGATGCTTTCAAGTTCTTGAAATCTAGCATGACTTCTTTGGCTAATGGTCAGTACGAAGACAACATCAAAGCCAAAGATGAGATGGAACGATCTGTACGTCATGTCCTGAAACAAACAGCTGATATGATTGGTCGCGGAGCTAGTGCTAAGACATTGCAGGAAGCTGCTTCGTTCTTTGCATCTCCTGAGTACGGTAAGTGGGCTAGTGAGAATAAGATTGATCCTCAAGAGCAATTAGCTGCTTATCGAGCTTTCCAGCTATCATACGAGCCAACAGTGATTAAGGGTGTGGAGAAGAAGCTCAATGAAGCTTTTGTTCGCAATACTGGATTGGTACCTGCACGGGCAGCAACTGGTGGTGAACTGAAGCCTAAGATGGACACATTGACGAAGGAGAATTTCTCTGTTACGTTCAATGGTTCAGGCATCATGTTTAACATGAAGCAACAGCCTATTGACCCCCTTGAAGCTCGTTATGCTAACGAAGCTATTAAGGCCATGAAGACTTCGCAAGATGCTGTCAATCAACTAATTCGTATCGGTGCTCATATGGAAGGTACAACAAACTATGCCAAGTTCTGGGAAGAAAACAAGCACATCTATCTCCCCTCGTTCTTCTCTAAGTATCAAGGCTTGGAGATTGGTCAAGTGGTTGACGGTATGCGCTATAATGGCGGTGATGCTAAGGATGCCAATTCGTGGAGTAAGGTGAAATAATGGCTGAAGAGGTTAAACCAGCTGATGCTCCTAAGCAAATGCCTTGGGAGATGGAGTGGATGGATAAGCCTAAACAAGCAGTGATGGAAGTCGTCACTGCTGTTAAAGAGGCTGTAGGAAGCGTTAAAATGCCCTGGGAGCGCGATTGGACAGAGAAGCCAAGGGCTACTACGTCTGAAGCTCCTAAGGCCCCTGTAGAGGCTCCTAAGGCCTTTGATATGAAGAGTTATACCAGCAAGCTTATCCAAGCAGAAAGTGGTGAAGGTGCTACAGCAAAAGCCAAAACGAATGCAGCTCTTTATCTT